GAATGAATATACTTTACGAGAAAAACTCCCTTGTCCATTATTATTTCCCCATTGTAGAATTAGACCATTACTAAATTTAACATATCCATTTTGAGCTAAATTTGATGCTACTATCGCACCACCAATAGAACCTTTTAAAGAATTTATTAAACTTTGCACAAATGCTGTTGTAGCAACACGTGTACTATTATCACTTGTTCCCGGTGTTGCGCTATACATTGCACCACTTGCTGTTACATTTCCTGTTGTTTTTATATTCCCATTTCTGTGATTTATTGCTACACGTATAGGATTTCCAGTACTACACAAATCTCTAAATCCTGTACTATACCAACTACCAATTAAAAGATTTACTTTATTTTGGCTTATAGCGGTATTTTCATCTACATCTCCTCCACCATATTTTATATGAGCAGAAGTTCCGCTTATTACTAGATTGTTGGCATTAGTAGCATTAGATACATTATTTATAGTGGTTGTTGAAGTAGAACCATTCCCTTTTGTTATAGTCAAAGTAGCATTATTAGCGGTTACACCTTTTACATACGTTGTATTAATTGTTTGCCCTGCACTATCTTGTGTTGCTTTAGTAGCTGTTCCATTAAATGACGGAGCAGTAACAGTACCAGAAAAATTTGTATTACCACTTTCATCTAACAAGGTTACTGATTTTGTTACCGCATTTGTACCTGCTGATATTGTAGTGTTATTAGTGTATTGTAACAAATAGTCTCCTTGATAAACTCCATGTGTGAATTTACCATTACTAGAGTTCATTTTTGCAAGCATAGTATATGCTCCATTACTAGCAGTAGAATTAATAATAGCTTGTCCTTGATTTCCAGCTAAATAAGTGTTTGTTGTTTTAGAGATATTTAATGTACCATTCATTGTTCCACCGCTAAGTTTAAGATAATTTGTATCTATTTGTAAACCATTTTTATCTTGTGTCGCTTTGGTAGCATTTGTAGCATTATCTGCTTGACTAGCACTTGCAACTTTACCTGTAACCCCAATGGTAACTTTATCATTATTAGCATCACCGACAAGACTGATATTTGTGCCTGCTACTAATTCTAAAGTATCTTGTTTTGCATCAGATTGTATTGTAGTTGAGCCTACTTTTACGTTTGCAAAAGCGTTTTGATTTACTTCAGCACCACTAGCAATACCATCTAATTTCTTTTTATCCGCATTACTCATATATCCATTACTACTTTGAGTAGCTGTAGTATGGGTATGATTACTTGTAGCAAAATAACTACTTGCTTTACCATTTAAAAGTGCAGCATTTAAGTTCACATTTTCTATTCCATTGTTTATAGGAATTTGGCCCTTAGAATTTCCAGCAGTTAATTCCTGTAATTTGTTTGCATTTATTGCATTATCTGAACTAATTGCATGAGATATATTATTTATTGTTATATCTTGAGAGTCATCGTTTCCTTTTGTTACTGTTAAAGTGTCATTATTTATAGAAATATTTTTAATATATGTAACATCAATTTGTTGACTTTTATTATCTTTAATAGCATTATCGGCTGTTCCAGTTAAGTTACCAGTAAAATTTGTAGCAAATATTTCATTAGTATAAATTTTATTCCATTTTTTGTTTTCTGTACCTAACTGTCCTTCGTTATTATTTCTAGGAACTATATTTCGTATAGTCATAAATATTTCTCCTTTCTTATTAAACATTTGTAAATCTTATAATTCTATTAAAATTTTTATTGACTAAGTGCTACTAGGTAGCATATAATATATATATAAGGTGCTACCTAGTAGCACTTAACATAAAAAGAGGGGAACTAAAAAAAATGAATATTGAAGAATTAAAAAACTTTAGAACTAAAAAGGGCTGGACTAGAAAACAACTTGCAGATAAATTAGCTGTATCTGTAAAAACTATACAAGCATGGGAACAAGGTTTTAAAAATCCTAGACCATCTATGTTGGCATTATTAGATAATTTATTTGCAGAAAAAGAAACTTATTCTATCTTAAATAATTTTTGGGGTATAGCTTTAAATTTAAAACCAAATACAAAACTTGTTAGACTATACACATCTAAAGAAGAATTGGATAATCTTTTGCATATAGTAAAAATAGCGAATGGCAATAATTTAAATGGATACACTATTTTTACAGTTAAAACAAGCGATTTAGAAGCGACTGATTTGCTTTTAAATGATGAAATACTTAAATATAGTGATATTAAAAGTATTGAAATAATAGAAACTTATAAAAAAGCTTTAACTATAAAACAAATAAAAGAATGTAAATTAAGAGTTAGATTGAATGAAAGGAAAATAATAAATGATTAACACAAAATTTACTATACTAACTAAAGAAAACAACTATATAGAAGATATTAATAGTATTGAAGAATGCTTTAAATATAATGTTTTAGAATTGTATGAAGTAACATTCGGTAAAAAACAATTACTGATAGCATTTAATAATGATATTAAAAAATATGTTTTTAATTTTGCAAATGGTTATTTTTCTATAGAAGCATTACAGCAACTACAGGAATATAACAATAATAATGATGTATTATATAAATACCATTCTGAATTAATAGCACGTGAAATATCTATTTTAAGTGGCGAAAAGTGTTCTATTTTTATAGGTCAATTAAACAAAAATAAGAGAAATAGATTTGTGCATTCTAATGCCAGAAAAAAAGACGAAACCACTTTAAAAGATATTTTAAAAGATTATGAATATCACTTTTTAAAAGAAGTATCTTTAGAAATTTTTTCTCTAGATGGTACTTATTTAAAAGCTATAACGTTACGTAAAGAAAAAGATAGATATGCAAGTCCTGATTTTAAATGGCTAGATTATGTACAACAAATAGAATATTAATAATAATAACTTCTTTTATTTAAAAAAATAAAAGAAGTTATTATTATATTCTGTTTACTAATGCTTGCATTAATCCTTAGGCATAATATCCCCATTATCGTCTAATTCAAATAAATTTATACAACTGTTAACATATGATTCAGTTGCAACATTCTCTAAATTACTTTCTAATCCTATTTTTAATTTAGAATCTTCTTCATTATAAATAATTTGATATTTATCACTAGAACCTCTATCTATTTCAATACCTGCTAAATTAGCAGTTACTTTATCAGACGGTTCTCCTGCATTAATAGTAATAATATTATCTTTTATAGTAAGCTTGTTAGCATCTAACTTAATGTTTTCACCATTAACATTTAAATTGCCGTACATATTAGTAGTACTATTTATATTAGACATTTATGTATATCACCTCTGTTTTAATATATTCTATTAATATTATTACTCATGATATAGGCTATATTTTAGCAGGATTTCTATTATGTAAAATAGAAATAATTAGCATAAAAGAGATATATTGAGGTGTATTACAACATGAATGATAAAATAATTGGTATTGTTAAATGTTTTGGTGGATATGATAGAAATAATGTAATAAAAAATTATGGATTTATTGTGTCAGAAATTAATATAGGAGATATATATTTCAATAAAAAAAATATAAATAATAAAGAAAAAATTTTAGACAGAAAAGATGTTGTTATTTTTGATCTAATAGAAAAAAATAAAAAGCTACTAGCAATTAATGTGACTAAATTAAAAGATGATAAGGATTTTGTTAATTTCATTAACAATGATCAAGAGTTGATTAAAGATATTATAAAAAAGCTTAAAGATATTAACAAACGATATTATTTTAGAAATTTTTATATAAAAGATGCATTTGATTTTCTTGATATTAGAACAAAAGTATTGATAGATGATTTTGCGGAATTGCTAACAGATGAAGAAAAATTAAATTATTACATAAAAATAATAAATAGTAATGAACAAGATACAGTTATAAAAGAAAAACTAAAAAAATATTTATTATGTAAAAATTTAAAAACAAAATATGATTTAACAACTGAATTTTTGTTTGATTTGCCAAGATGTATATTGTTTGATAAAGACATATTAAATTCTCTACCAAATGAAATGATTATAGAATTATCAAAAAAGATATTAACTATAAATAGTAATCAACATATATATAATGCCAATGAATTAAACATCATAAGAGAAATTTTTACGAATACTGTATATGAAGTAGCTAATGATCTTTCTTTAGAGTTACTATTATCATGTATAGAAATAAATAACAACTATATAGATGTAGATCGCATAATAAAAACTTTAGATCTGGATAAAAAAATTATATTTATAAGTGATTTTTATCAAGAATTAGATATTAAAAAGCAAAAAATAATAGATTTATTTGATGTTTTTAACGAAGAGATTGACATTGATATATTGCCAGAAGATGTGTATTGTGAAGAACTTTTAGAGAAAATGAGTGACGATCAAAAGATAGACTATATCAAAAAAGCATTAAATTATTATAAAGATAAAGATGTAAATGATTTTAATGTTACAGAAGCTAAAAATATTTTACAAGAAACTTATAAGAATTCTATTACCTTAACGATAAATAACATGATAATGAGTGATGATGAAAATGCAACATGCTATAAATTTTCATATTTTAAAAAAATGATAATAGAATATGCCAAAATATTTAATGATAAAGATTTTGTGAATAAAAACATACATTTTTTAAAAAATAATTTAAAAACAATAAAAGGATTTGACAATAATGATTACAATCTTTTAATTTATGACCTATCACAATTAAATATATTAGATATATCTTTGGAATTAAGCAAAAAACAAATAAAATATTTTCAAGATATATACAAAAATAAAAGTTCTAATATGATAGATGTATTTTTTCAGCTATCAACAAAAGCTCAATGCACTTGTTTATATTGGTTAACATATTTTAATAAGTTTGATGATCTTAAAATCATTTTTGAAGAAATAACAAAACGAGATAAAAAATCTATATTGTATATTATTACATATATCTTATTAAGTAGAGCATATGTTTATCCAGAAAGCGTAGATAGATTAAAGACAGTACAGGTTTTGATTGATAACTATATAGATAATATAAATAAAGAAATTGTAGAAGACAAAAGAAAAAATACAGATAGGCCATTTAACTTATCTATATTAACGAAAGTTTGCCATAGAACTTCAAAATTCTGCGAAGCACAGTATCAAATAACACCTGAAGAAAAAAAGATATATTGTCCTCAAGAAAGAATGTATTGCGCAACTTTTAATGAGTATAGTGGATTACACATTGAATTTAGTGATAGTAATATATACAGAGACGATAATATAGTTTGGCCATCTCTTGAATGCAAATCGCCTCATTCAAATTTAAATTTAGCAGAGTTACTTCTATTGGGAAATATGTTTGATGATAGAGTATTTAAAGAGGCTTTTATTGGCGAACAACGTTTAGTTAAAGAAAATTATGTTGGAAAAATACATGCAATGCTAAATTATGGAAATGATATATTAGAGCATTTATATTGTCGTAAATGTGGAAGATTAATGCGACCAAATTTAAATAATACAGGAGTAAAGAGATTTTATAATGAGGATAAAAATCCATACTATAAAATATACGCAATTAAAGCAGCTACTGTATATTCTTGTCCTAATTATTCACATGAAGATACAGAACATGACCATAATGTCTATTTAAATGCTTGTAGTGGTGGTTGTAAGGAAATAATAGACAGCAGAGATTTAAATATTCGTGAATTAGCTACTTTTTATAATGCGACAGAAACGCAAGGGTATTTATTATGTAAAAAATGTGGTAGTGGAGATGAAAATTTCTTATCTGGTAGTATTTGTCCTAACTGTGGCTCTTATCATGTAAAAACAGAGAATGGTAAAAGTTATACTTGTTTAGATTGTGACTATCAATTTAGACCAATGTTTAGTAAAAAAATATACTGTCCTAATTGTTATGAACGTTCTGGTAGAAATAAATACAATTCGGAAATATATAATATTAACTCTGAAGATGGAATACATTTTCATTGTAATAATTGCAATTCAGATTTTGTAAAAAAACAAGAAAAAGATATATATATAAAAAAATGTAATGACGGTAAAACACAGGTATTAATTCCAATCTTTTGTAAAGAGTAAAACATAAACAATTTAATACAGCAAATAAGAGCCTTTTTGAGAGATTTTATTATTTTTACATACAAACATAAGCGTAGAAAAAATAAACCTCTTAAAAAGGCTCTTATTTTAATGTTTTTTATTAATTTGTTCTTTTCCACATATAAACGGATAAATATGGTTGCATATTATTGTGAGGTTGATTTCCACCAGAATTATTAATAGATATACTATGAGTATGCTCTCCTGCTGCTGATAAAGTAGTAGAAACTCTGTGTCCATTAGTTCCAACATCACCATTAGAAAAAAATGCTGTAGTTTGCCAAGCACCATCTTTACCATGACGTTGCTCTAAACTTAACGTATGTGTATGCGTACTTCCTGCTGTATTTGCAGAGCCAGTATGATTATGAGGAGCTGATTCGCTAACTGTTAATGTGTGTTTATCTTCTCCTCCAGTACTACCAGCAGAATAATTAACTCCCCAAGTGGAAGTTCCTTGAGCTAATAATACACGACCAGCAGGCAGTGCTTCCCAATTTCCTATTTTAAATAATATAGCAGGATTGGTAGATATAGTAGACATATATATAGCACCTATTGGATAAATTTGATCAAAACTAATGATATCTAAATTAGTAGCTGAACCGTCTCCTTTATATACGGTTAAAGTATTATCTGAAACAGATATATTTTTTATATATGTAGTATCTATTTTTTGTCCTCTACTATCTTGAGTTGTTTTTATAGCATTTGGAACATTGTCTATGTTTATAATAGAACTTACATCATTGCCTTTAACGATTGTTAATTTATTATTATTTCCTTGAATATTTTTAATATACGTTTCATGTATATTTTGTCCTAGATAATCTTGTCTAGATTTCATAGCATTATTAGCATTGTCTACTGTTCCAGTAAAAGCAATAGTTATACTATCGTCTAAATTATTAGCACTTAAATTTATATTTTGTCCAGACTTAAGAGTTAATGTATCTGTTTTTTGATCTGCGCTAATAATTGTAGCTCCTACAGAAATATTAGAAAAAGTATTTTGATTTTCTTCGCTATTTAAATTAACATTATCTAATTTAATTTTATCTTCTTTAGACATTAATCCATCATTTATTTGAGTGGCTAATGGATATGAACCATTTTGTAAAGTTATAGAACTAGATATATTATTACCTTTTGTAAAAGTTAATGTAGATCCATCTACAGATATTTTCTTTATATAAGTTTCATCTATTTTATTGTTCAATTCATCTTTTATAGCTTTTTGAGCAGTTCCATTTTTATCTAGTTTAGTATCTAATTTAGCATCTTTTATATAAGATAAAAAATTCCATGTATTTATACCATCTCCTATTTTTACAAAGCCAGTATCTTCTTCAAGTGCTATTTGACCTTTTTCTAAAATAGGATTGTTGGTTTTCCAGTTTTGAGCAGAATCAAGAAATGCTGTAGTTTTAAAACTATTAATCCCTGCGCTTCTATGTACTTTCCAATTAACAGTTCCATCTATTATAATTTCATTATCTTCAACAGCATCTGTTAAATAAGATAAATCTGTTTTTGCTGTTATACCTTGTTTTATACAAATTAAATATGTTCCTATAAAATCTTCGTTTAGTATGACTTTATCATCTAAATTATAAGAAGTATTTGCTTTTCTGAAACTTAAAGTTTCTTTAATAATATTAACTACATTTGTTTTTAAGTCAACAACTTGACTTGATACAGTTAAAGGATAAAAATCATTATAATTATTGTCCTCGTATATTTTTATTTTTCCTTTTGTAGCCATAATAAAAATCCTTTCTTTTATTTTTATATTTTAGTTATATAAACATTAGGATTATTAACGTTAACATTGTCAAATATGATTACATTGTTAGTAGTTAATTTTGTAAAGTTTTTAAATGTAAATTTTAAACTTTCTTGAGGGCATTTTGATTGTTTAAAAATATCTCTTATTTTCTTTATATCTAATTCTGATAATTTATGTAAGGAATAAATAGTCACATATATCTCTCCTTTAATATAAAATTTTAGGGAGTTTAGCGTAATCTAAACTCCCTTTTATTAAGTACGTTATTATGTATTTATTATTCTACAGGTGCATCCCAAGAAGCTAAGAGTTTATCTCCATATTTAATAACTAAGCAACCATCTTCAACAGTTACTTTCCACTGTCCATTTACCAATTGTTCAGATCCTGCTGTTGTAGCATTAGATACAGCTTTTGTAACAAATTCTTCTGTTGCTAAAGCTTTAGTTTCGCTTTCTACACCAGCTTTTAATTTATCATCACTTTCATCGAAAACGATTTGATATTTAGCTTCACTACCACGATTAATTTCAATACCAGCAATACCTTTAGTAACGCCTTCGCCTTCATCACCAGAATTTAGAGTGATCATATTATCTTTAATTACTAAATCTTGAGAATTAACTGTAGTAGTAGTACCAGTAACATTTAAATTACCATTAACAGTTAAACCAGAAACTGTAACATTATCTTCAAGTGCAATAGTGATATCGCCATTATTAGCAACAGTAGTATTAATATTAGAACCACCAACAAATTTCAATCCACCATTAGCACCAGTTACTGTATAACCGTCTCCAGAATCTCCAGTAACATTAATTTGTTTACCTTCTAAAGTAGAAGAAAGTGCAGAAATTTTACCATCTAGAGTAGTATCTGCTTTTTTATAAGCAGTATCAACTTCTGTAATTTTTTCTTTTAGTTCTGTTTTAGCTGCTTCTATTTGTTCTGTAGCGCTAGAGCCAGCAGAAGCAATAGAACCTTCTAATTCAGTCTTTAAGTTATGTATTTGATTTCCTGTTACAGCATCTTTACTTTCTGCACCTATAGTGCCTTCCTGCTGTATTGTTAATTTTCCTGTAACATTTAAAGTACCATTGACGTTAGTATTACCAAAGTTAGAAGTACCTAAAAATGTTTTAGGACCTGCTGCAAATGTTGCAACTTTTGACTTTTCTGCCATTTAAATCATGCCTTTCTTTTTTATTTTTTTTGGTTAACCTAATATGTATATTACTTAATGTAAATGTCATTATTCAGTTGGTTTTTTCCATGGATCACCAATTATTTTATCTCCGTATTTTAATGCTAGATTTCCATCTTCATTTACGATAAATTTCCATTTACCATCTAAATTATTTTCAATAAAATTAGATTCTAGAGCTTTAGAGATATCTGCCCCGTTTTTTATCTGAGAAAAATTCGGTTTAAACAAATCATTTCACTCCTTTTTGCATTTTAGACGTTAAAACTTCATTGCCATTATAAGTAATACTAAAATTATTTTTATTATTACTTATTTTTAGTTTGTTAAGTTTTTTAGGAATAGCATTAGAAGCAGAATCAACATCATCATTATCTGAATCATCATCATTATCTATAATAATATTATCTGATTCTTTAAGAATCAGATATTCTACTACTACTTTACTGTTTATAATGGAAAAGCTATTTTCAGCATCCTTATTCCAAATTATATTATTAGTCGATTTATCGTATGTAAAATCCGGAACAAAATACGTTAATCCATTAATAGACATAGACATTATATTATCCAATGGTGTTTTAGTTAAGTGAAATTGATTTTGTTCTTCTTCATTAACTTCAAAGACGTCTTGATATAATTGAACATCTAATATCGCAAATCTATAATAATTAGTTTTGTTCCAATAATAGAGCATCTTTTCATCAATAGCACAATATAATTTGTCTATAGTACCAACAGCAGGAAAATCACTTTTATTACCTACAAAAATATCAGATATTTTTTTTATGAAAGAATCGTATCCTCTTCCTACATAAAATTCTCCAGTATCTGTAGTAAATACTAATGTACCTACATTTTCACTATCAGTAAGTTTCTTTTTTGTAGAATACTTTAATGTACCTAGATTTAGTCTAGGCTTTGTGTGGTCTATCGTTTTATTAGGAGCAGATTCACTATTTTTTTGATCCACAATAAAACGAGTTACAGTTTGTTTGTCCATAATAATATAAAACTCCTTTTATTATTGTTAGTTTACATATACATATTACTCTTACAATATAGTTTTATAGAGGAATTATTTCAAAAAATAGAGTTTTTAAATCGTTTACTTTTAATCTAGTATTGTTAGGAGCCTTAAAAATAAAATCTAGAGAAATATAATTATTTGGATTATTTTCTATAGTACCATCATTCAAAGCTCCACTTAATTCTATTTGATCGAATGTTAGTACTCCTATTTTATCAGTTTTATTAATAGTTAATATCTCTGTCTTATTTAATACAACAGTACAGTAATCTAATAAAATAAAGTCTTCTTCTTTATCAAAATAAATATTTATATTAAAATTACTTAAAGGTTGTACGTCTTCTGTGCCCCAACGATTATTCCATATTTGCATATTAACGTTTATACTATTCTCTTTAGTATAAGATCCAGCATAAATTTCATTTGTTTTGTTAAATTCTGTATCATTATCTAATTTAGCATACCATGTAATTATAGGATCATTCATTAATGTTCACCCACTTTTAATATTTGTATGTATATATTAGCATCACTTGCCATTAAGTCACCGCTAATATCAACACGTATATCGTTATCTATTTGTGTTAAAGAATATTCAGTATCTTTTATTAAATTACGATTCATTCGTTCACTTATATAAGTAACAATTATAAAATCTGTTATTTTTGTGTTAGATAAAATTATTGTATCAGTAGAAGGAAAAAGATCATATTGTTGTCCAGAAATCATTTTATTTTTAACAGTTTCTGGTAAATTAGATTCAGTTAAAATTGAATCAGTTTTTAAATAATCATCTAAATTTCCAACTGAATTGATATGATCCTGTATATTATCTTTAATAGATTCTAATTGATTATATACGTTATCATTCAATTCACTTAAATCTTCTTTCAATTGAGTACAATCAGATATAGCTTGATCAGCTTTATCTTCTATTTCATGCATCATCATATCTAGATGATCATAGCTCCAAACATGTTTACTAATTTTATATGTAATTATGTCTCCACTATTTAATGTTATGTTTGGCTTAATTTTAAAATATGTAGTCATTTTTTTTTTATCAGATTCTGTTGCTTCTATTGTTTCTGATATCATTTCTATAAAATCAATATCTTTATTTAATCTTAATCCGTTTACAAAAACTTCTAATTGATCTTCTCCTATCACATAAGCCATATCAGTTTGAAAAATATGATTTATATTTTCTGGACTATAATATATGCAATTTTCATCTATAAAAATAGCTGCTCGTTGAAATGTTTCTTTTACTGGTTTATTGCGAACACAATGATGAACTATACATTCTACATAAGTAGGACGATCTAATGGATCTTTTAATCTAAATCCTCTACCATTACTTAAATAATCTTTATCGCTTTTTATGATAATTTCATCAAATTGATCACTCATTAAAGGAACGTTATCAATAATGATTTCTAATGCGCTAGTATCTGGCACATAAAATAAATTTGTTTCATCATCATTAAACATAAATGTTTGTGCATCTTCTGGAAAATCTTCTATGGTCCATATTTTTTTATCTCTTAAAGTTAATGTAGAAAAATCATTTATAGCTACCCAACCAAAATCTCCATCAGTTTCTTTCCATATATATATTGTATTAGTTTCACTATCATACCATAAATCATTTTTTTCTGGATTCTCAGGTTCTTTAAAATAAATAAATTTAGGTTTTTTATACAATTCACCATTTAAGTATAAATTATTATCTTTATCTACATATACTTTTCTATAACTTCTATGATTAATGAAAAAATCTACTGTAATTTTAGTATCTATATTCCAATATATTATTCCTACACAAAAATAATTAATATAATCTCCTAAATCAACATGAGACGGAGATGTTGACGGTATACTTTTTTCGTATTCATATTCTCCATTTTTATACAACATTAAAGAATCTATTCTGTTCTGAGTTCTTTTATAAGTTACTTTAATTGTTTTATTTTCCCATGAATTGGCATTTATATATATTTTGTTTCCTATAAGTTGCATAATTGGAACTCTCATTCCAGTTGTTTTTTCATTAGCAGATATATCAGTTTCTTGTGGTTGATTACCTGTATTTGGCGGAATATATTCTATATATCCATATGTTTCTTCTGAATATGGTCTATATTTTAATGTAATTATGCCACTTGCTGGACAAATTATTTCTTCTGTTTCTACAGTATATTCCGGAGGTCCTACAGTAAAAGTTTGTTCAGGAATAATAACTTCTTCACCATCTTGATTTATTAATATCCCTTCAGAAACTGTTATACTAAAATCTTTTAAATTAGCAGATAAATCAAATCCTTCTACTAATCCATATCCACCAATTCTTAAACGTTCTTTTGTTATCCAATCATGAATTAAATCAAAATTATAATTTATATCTTTAGCCTTAATTCCTGGAGCAAAATTTAAATCTATTAATTTATTTATCATCTTATTCCTCCTTATTCATAAAAAAATATTGGATAATCACCAGAAGATATATGTTTATATACTTCTTTTTGTATTATATCGTTATACTGTTCGCATTCTTTAGGTAAACTTATAATAATAGTAGAACCTATTCTATATGGTCTACCATATATATTACCAATATCTATTAAATCAAAATTATTTGGTTGATTTTTTGGCAATCCTCCACCATTAATTCGTATATCATGATTTCGTGTTTCTTTTGTAGTTGTTAAAGTAATATAACATAATATGTTCCCGTCTTTTTCTAAATTATAATCACTACAAGAAACAAAAGTAAACATAGACTCTATTTGGGGAGATGTTGGTTTAGTACAGATATAATATTCTATATCTACATCAGATAACCTAAAAGTTTGAGTATTATTATTAAATATTTTATTTGATGAGCTATAATATGGATTTATAGTTATATAAGCAATATCATCAATAATATTAGAAGATATACTAAATTTAGTTTCAATGTAATTAATATCTTCTTCAAAATAGTTTATTACTGTTTGTTTTGTAGTTAAAAAAGATGTTTCTCCTTCTTTTTTTGGAGTATCAATATTATTTATTTTATAAAAATACATATCTCCATTACTGTTTAATCCTTTAAATTTAACGTTATCGTTAGAAATAAGTATATTTATTATTCTATATTGATTACCTATATCATAATCATCATTTAATAAAAGTTTATTAATATTTATATTTTTATGATTTATATTTAATTTATTATAAGAATATGACATATAGTCTATAGGCTCAGTTGTTATCCAAGAATATGCTGTTTTACTTAGATAATAAGATCTTAAAAATACATACATAATAACTTCATAAATTAATTTAGCATTACTTTCTAAATCATTTAAAACGTAATTAGGAGTTAAGATTAAGTGTCCAGCATCTTTTTTTTCAATAATTAAAACACTATTAGCGAAATTTATATAATTATAGATATCACTACTATAATTTTTATGTCGTTTGTTAGCATCAAATATAAAATAATGTTCATTTTCTTTTTTGTTTTGAGGATATTGTTTTATATTAAATATACTAGTATCTTCATATATTGTTATATTTTCAATGTTTTCTTGTGGAATTAAACTATCTTCAAAACTATCAATACTTAACCATAAATTAATATGATTGTTTAATAAATTATCTATATCAATATCTATAAGTTCATTATCGCTATTTGTAATATTGACTCCATCGCTAGAATGAGCAAATATTATATCATTTTCCATTAGGGAAGAAGTAATTAATGATTCTGGTTTTAAAGATTTATTGTTAATAGATATATTAGAAGGAGCTATATCTCGTCTATATGCATCAGCGAATATGCTTATTAAACTACTTGAACGTTCAAGACTTTCACCATCTTCAATAACAGATATTTTTAAGTTATAGTTATTATTATTTGAAAATGTAATATTCTTCTTTATAAGAACATTGCATGAAAAAGATTCTGGCGTATATTCTATAATATTTTTAGGTTCATATATGTATTCATTACCATTTCTTTTTAATTCTATATTATCTAATATTTCATATTTGCTATTAAAAAATAAATCATCAGGATTTACTTTTGAATAAGGTCTAATAGGAGTTTTTTCATCTTTTAAATATTCTTTATTGATTTTATAATTTATCTTTAAATTTTTATAAGTTAAATCTATGTATGATAATGGAATATCATTAATATTTAAATTATCTGTTTCTATTATGTTATAATTAGGAATTTGTATTTTCAATAGTTACTCCTCTTTTCTTAAAACAATATATTTATTTTTATCAGGAATGATATTTGTAGTCTTATAAGAATATGTAGATCCATCATCATGCATATCGTAATTAACGTATACCATATCTTCATTAGTAGCTATATCTACTTCGTATTGATCTAAATTCTCAATATAATTTATAGCATAACTATCATTTTTAATATAATCGATAATTATTTGTTTATATTTTTTTAATTCAGTTTGTTCAATTCTTATTTCGTTATTAGCATAATCTATGTTATATTCATTACCCAATAATATATTGTATTGCTCAGCGTAATAGTCTATAGAATTAATAATTCCTTTTGGAACTCTATATAGATTACTTTCTTTAATAATACTATTAGGTAATATTCCATAAATTATTACGTTATTAGACGCTTCTAGTAGTTTTTTAGATAACACTAAATTATTGTTATCAGTATTAAATACTTCTCTTTCGTAATTAGTAAACCAATATTCAAAATCACTTATATCGCTATATTCTATTATTATATTTGGATATTTTATCTTTAATTCATCTAAAATATTTATATAAGTATTTTCATTAAAATATTCTATTGTATATTCTTTGGTTTTTAGTTTTATAAAAGAAGAAGCACATTCTTCAATAGTATTTTTAGTTATATCTACAGTAGCGTAATCAGGAATAGCATAAACTTTAAGGTTAGAACTGTTTACAAATAAACTACTTGCATTTATAGATATAGGATACTGTGAAGAATATAATTTTAATGTTTTATTTTCTATAGAAAATTCTCTATACGAACTAGATAAATCAAAAACCGTTTTTTTATCTTCTTTTGTTACAATAATAGGCCCATTAATTTTAGCGATTATATATTTTTTAAATGTTTTCTGTAATATAACGTTAATTTCTTCTCCATCAAGTTTAGTTAGTATAAGTTCAAAAATAAATGCATTAATATTTCTAAAAACATTAATTTTTTGCTGATCTTCTTCGCATAGTTCAATGTTTATTTGTTTGTAAATATTTTTATATTCAGTATCACAAATAGAAAGAATACTTTTCTCTACATCATATATATAACCGTATTCTTGTTTTAATTGTACATTTATTTCTTCTATTGTTGTTCTATGGTTTATTGTTTCTATTACTGCATAAGGACAAGGTTTTGTAAAATCTATATATTTAGGTATAGTTGTTATTGTTCCCTTCCATCTAACCTGTTTTAATTCTTTTAAATAAACGGTCATGTAGCTACCATCAATAGAGACAACTTCTCCTTCTGTTTCTACGTAACCACTATCTGGATCTTCTTTGATAGAAATGTTTTTTATCTTACCATTAACTCCTTTAAATTTTAAATTTACTACCATATCAGTAGTTAAATTAATTATGTTATCTTTAGATAATAAATTTTTATTCTCATCTTCAAAATTTTTTTCTTCGTACTGAACATCTGAAGGAATAACATAACAATCTATATTAAACTCATCATTAACTTTATCTGTGTCATAACTAAGATAATAAATACCTTTTTTTAATGCTATATTATATTGTTCTATTTCAGCATCATAGTCACAATTTTCAAACATAAATCCATTATCAAAAAAAGATATTCTACCTCCACAAGTATTTTTTATACTAGCATTCCAATTTTTAGCTATACCTTGTTTAAAAGAAAAAGAATGAATTATATTGTTTTGATTTGAATAAAATCCTATTCTGTATCTACCTATTTTCTTTTTTAATGTTATTTTGCCTAAATTATATGTAGTATCATTATCAAATATCCAATCGAATGATACTTGATTATTTTTATATGTAAATTTAAGTTTAATATTTTTATTGTTAATAGATGGAGATAAAACACAAGATGTATGTTGAAGTTGTTGTTGATTTGAAAAATTTTTTTCTATTACAGTAAAATCATTACTGCCTATTTTAAATAAATAAGCAATGTCTATTTTTTGCAAGGATACATCATTATCTTCTATTATAACTATGCCAAATCCAGGCATTATATAATCTATATCTAAATCTATAATTAAGTCATCTTCAAATACGTATGAACAAGACAATATATCTTGTTCATAGAATTTGATACCATCGTTGATTTTTTCAATTCTACTGTTAGAGTCAAATATTTGTTTCAAAATTATTTAACCACCTTCATGTATATATTATTAATTTTTACAATAGTATTTGCATTATTTATATCAATTTTAAATTGGAAGAATCTATAATTTTCAAAAATATGCGCATTTGTACAGTTAAATTCATCATCAAAAATACATTCATACCATTGCGTAAATACTTCTGACATATCGTCTTTTTTATATCCTCGTATATAGAATTTAAAATATTCTTTATTCGTAATATTACAATCTATTTTAGACAATATAAATTTATCTTCATATGTAGTATCGTATATTTTAGTTATTAAAAAACCTTCATTATTGCGATTAATTTTAGGACTAGTAGTTTCTCCTTCAAAATACGCAGCATAAATAGATAAATCGTTTATTATTTTGTGAGGCGGAAGTTCTATTCTTATTTTTATATAATCAAATATATTAGCTACAGTCATTTCTAATATATTTGTTTTATCTACAGAGAATAATTTATTAAAGTTATTATCTATAGAATTAGAAGTAAGAAGCTCTATATTAAAGCCACTCATTTCATTTATTACTACATTATTTATTACTACGTATAAATCTTTAATAGATTTTTTATTATTTAACATAATTGCAGGAGTTATAATGCTTCCATATTCAGAATCGTTGTCGGTTGAATAAAAAGCTCCATGACTTAAGATAACTTTTTCTAAAATACATTTATCTAAATCTTGTTTAATGTTATAAATTTGAGTTACTCCCCAATCAACGTTAGAACCAGTTTGAATTTCGTTATCGGAATTTAATTCTAGCCCATTTAAAGTATTTCCATTTATATCGAAATTGAAAATATGCTCATATAATTCATATGCTTTTTCTTGTATACCATCGTTAAATAGTATATTTAAATTTTTATTATGTGACGCTACTATGTCTTTATCTTGAGATAATAATAATATGTCATCTAAATATCCATTACCCATAACTAATAAAAAATATCTAAACGATAAATCTTCATTTTTAAAGTTATAATAATATACATTTGTATCGTTAACGTTGGATAATTTAGCATAAGGTTCTACTAATATACTCTTAGACATAGAATTTTGTCTTAATTTAATTTCTTTACATATAGATAGATTTAATGTTTTTGATGCTAGTAAAGATAATATATTGTTATTAGGATTTAATTCTAATAATGCATACGAATTTGATTTTAATGGATTAAATTTTAAACAAATATCGTTAAATTGTTTATCAAGTGATATATCCATTTCAAAGTTGATCCAACTTTCAAAAGTATCACAAGAACTTATAGAATTTAATTTACTAATTCCTTTAACATCTTTATATTCGGAATCTATATGGCACAATTCAATAGTTCGATTATAATTTGTCATTATAGAATCTAAAACGTGATTAATTGATTTTTGCATAAATTGTAGAAAATCTATTGTTCTTTTGACATAATGTAACTCAATATAACTCATCTTATCTATAGGATCACTATACATGTTTTCAAAAAGATAAAACTCATTTCCAATATTATCGTAAAAATATCCTGTTTTTACAACAATATTATTGTTTTGATTGATTATTTTTGTAGTGATTTTATTTTCTTCTATGATTACTCCAAAATTAGGATTATCGCAATGAGCTATAATTTTATCAGGGATTATGTTGTTTCCAAAATCTACTATATTTATATCATTATTCTTTGAATCATTAATTATTATAGGCTGTGAATTTATAATCTTATATGCATCAACTGCATATCCAACAGAAGCATATAATGAATCTAACGATTTATAAGATAATGATACTGGTCTATTGTAATCATAGATAATAATAGCTTTTTGTCCAACATATGTTTTATTTAACCAAACTATAATACCGCTGTCTTTATTTAACATATAATTACTAGATGATAGTGTAATATTATTAATTTTTATAGATATAATATTGTTTACATTAGAATAATATAGTTTATTAAAACCATCATCTTCTATAATCAATTCTTCTTGAACAGTATTTTCTTCATAATTTACAATCATATCGTCTGGAGGTTCAATAATAAATTTGCCAATATCTTCTTCTTGTCCATTAATAACATATGTTTCATCTAACTCTATGACGCTAGATATAGTAAAAATTTCATTTATTTCATCTACATCTAGATTAAAAATATCCATATTAGTAAAATCAAAATCACAATTTATTTTTAATTGTTTATTTCCTAAACTCCATTTATCATATTCAATATTATCTTGATATTGTTTTATAAAGTTTATATCTATATTGTCATATAGCATACTATCTATTTTATAAAACATCATTTTATTAAAATCTAGTAATGGATAAAATGTATTTACCATATCAATATTGGATATCTCAGAAGAAAAAATAGTTTCAGTATTATATGCAATATATTCCGTATTATCATTTAAAACAATATATGTTTCTTCAAAATTTTTATCTAATTGATTAGTTTTAGATATGATATTATTATTTTTATCCAAAACAAAACATCCAATCATATTATTATTAGATAATTCGTATGAATAAACGTTAGATTGATAAGACAATAAATCTTTATTTATTACACATATTTTTTCTTTTTTATCAATAGATTTAACAATAAAACCACTACTACCAGAACTTATATATACTTTATCATCTTTTGATAAAGATAAAAGTTCATAAATACTTTTTCTATCTTTATCTATTAAGAAAGTTCCATTTATGGTTATATAACTAATTTCTTCTGATGGTAAAAATTCAATATAATTAATAGTTCTTCCATTATAATTAGTTTTTAAAATTTTTTTAGAAGAATTAACAATGTCTATAAAATTATCAGTAAATATTTCAACTAAAATATTTTTATTTGTATTATTTTTATATATATTAAAAGTAGAATAATCATTTGATATAAGATTATTATCTTTATATAATTCTACTCTACAATCAGTAGATAATTTTAATATATCATTTTCAGTTATAGATATATTGTTTATTTCATAATATGAATATTTTAAAGATGGACCAATATGTATATATTCAATTGTTGGAGCATAACTAGAATATGATTCTATATCTATATATAAAGTATTTTCTTTTCCATTATATGATGGAAGCATAGTGTTAAATGGAGTGATTAATAGCTCTCCATAATCAAGATATTTAGTTATTTTATATCTTGATGCCATAATGTCTTTAATAGAGATAGGATACATACCTATTTTTTGAATTTCTACGTGAACATGACAAAACTTATCAAATTCTTTGTGATAAGTTTTTGGTGTAGTCCATAAGCCAGACATAGTATCTATCTTATCATCTACTGATATAGATACACTACAACTACCTTGCATAATTGGATCTTCTGCTTTTAAAAATGAAAAAGAAAGTGAAGAACAATATAAATCTATTATTATATTACTAGACGAAGCGTCTTCTTTAGAGGTTAATATATTATTATCTAATTCAAATCCGGTATAATTGACAAATTGTGTATCATTAGTAAAATTAACTTCTTTGCAATTCGTTTTTATATTTAATGGTTTACCGTCCATACCAGTAATATCTATAGCCATAGTACCTTTAGTGCCATAAGGGCCTATTGTTAATCCATTCTTTTGTATTATGTTATCATATGTTTTAAGTTTATCTAAAGAATTTATATGAGCTAATACATCAATATTTTGCAATATTCCATTTTTAAATTTAAATACCTTATCTTCTGTTAACAAACTTTTTTTGTTATCTTTATTTATAATATCTACATTATAAATATTCATCGAAGAAAAATTGTCTCTTGGTAAAAATTTTAAATTATAAGTACCATTCTCTAATTTACCTGGATTAATAGTAGTTAATTCATCGTTAGGACTAATAATATCTTCTAAATAACAAATATTTTCTCCACTTTTTTTAATAGAGCTTTTTAAATAAATAGATGTAGGTTCTATTTCAAATACATTAAAAGCTTTTATTCTATAATCTATTTTTTTAGATTTTAATTCATTTTTATATTTTTTTAATTTTAATGCTATTTCTTTTGAAATATTATGTTTATGAATATATTCATTTATAATAGCTTCAGATATAGTATAACCATTTACTTCAATATTAGTAGTATCATTGTCTGTACTGTTTAACAACTTAGTACTTAAGTCTAATCCTTGTCCAGTGCCAATTTGATAAAAATCTAATGTTGTGTCCCATACATTTGGAATATAATCTAATTCTTTAAATTTATGTTCCCAAACACTAATATCCCATATTTTTACTCTAAAAAAATCTCTATTAAATTCAGTTAATTTTTCATATAAACTTGTATTATTAATCAACTTGGACATATTGTCCAAGTTGGGTGTTTCTATTTTTATATCAGAATTTGATAATGGAACATAATTAATTAATGCATTTGTTATAGTGTTCTTTATTCCATCTATACTACTATTAGGCTTATTAGAAAAAGATAAAAAACAACGTTTCATTAGTTCCTCATTAGTTTCATTATCGTATCTTTCTAATGAAGACATCATTGCAAATTCATCAAATATATTCCATATATGTGTCTTAATTAATGTAGAAGAATATTCCTGTTCATTATATGTATAATATAAAATATTATCTTCAGGAGCAATTAAAGCTTGATCTATAATTATGTATCCATCTTGAAATAAACAATATGTTTCTCTATTATTTAAAAACAATTTAGGATCATTAGTTATTTTAATTTTATCTATTTTAATTAAATTTATATCAATATTACCTACTTGTGCAATATAAGCATAATCAATAATTGTATTTTCTCTACCTATATAACTAGCCAAAAAACAATCTTTTATATATTTTTTTAATTCAGTAACTACATTGTCTTGTTCTTTAATTATAGATTGTAAATATTTTGCTCCATTAGCAGTTCTAGGATATTTTCTTATATCCATCCATTTTGGAAATGATTGAATTGCATATAAGAAAGCTTGTTCAGAAGTTATCATATAATTACATATCTCCTTCTATCCAAATAATTTTATCAAATAACATTTTAGAATCTATAGTTTGTAAGACTCTAATGTCTCCAACATTTAAATTATCTATTAGTATTGAAATTACATTAAAATAGCTAACATTATTAGTGTTTATTCCTATTTTATTTATTTCTCCAACTTCTAAATATTCATTTGGCGGTATAGAATTTATATAATTGGCTATTGCGTTAGATAAGTTAGTTTTAATAACCTCTATATCTCCATTATTAGTAACCATATATATTTGAAGTTTGACAGCTCTTACAGTTGGTATTATATATTCTATATACAGTGATGGTGATGCAACTTGTTTTATTATATCGTGTACTTCATTTAAGGCGTTATTTATTGTATTAATATCATAATTTTTAGGTATAATATAACATGCGCCAGTTCCAGTTCCTTTAGTATATGGCTGGTAATCAACATTTGAAGCATATTGCAAATTAGTTAATGCATTTTGAATAGCTGTAGTATTACTTGATTCTGCACTTAACATCCAATTTTGTAATCTATATTTATAGTTATTGTCATTTTCTCCGTCTTTACGTGGTAAATTAACCCAAATACCAGTATCGTCTAATTTTTCGCCTTCTAAATTTGACCATATGTGAGGAGTTTTATTATTTTCTATTTCTAAATATAAATCTTCATAAACCTTACTAGTTGCAGTATTATATAAATCTATAACTGATCCAGGAGCAATGGTTTCATTAGTTAATTGATTAAAATTATTACTTAAATCAGATTGTATATCTTTAGCGGATTTTATTTTAATTACCTCCAATCTTAGAATAAAAAATCGTACAATAATTCATCATTTAAAAATATATAAATAGATAAATTTTGACAAAAAAATGGATTATCTATTTTTTTTGGTATTACTTTTACTTCAATATTATAAATACCATCTAACATATTATTTAAATAGTTAGTTATAGTATCAATAATACCTTGTTGTACATCTAAAGATAAAATATCTTTATGTTTATATGTATATAATTTACTTCCTAATAAATTACTATCAGTTAATTCATTTTCTTCTGTTCTTAAGGCAATCATTACACGTTGTCTTAGTTCATCTAAATTATGTATAGCTTTATTTTGTTTATGTTTCTTATCGTTTAGATTTGTTGTTATGAATTTTACAACAAAACAATTATCTTTAATATCTCTTTCAATATGTTGATCTTCTTGTAAAAATTGTATTTGAAAAATAGGATACTTAGTTGTTCTAAAAGATAGTTTAAATATATTAATAGGAGAATATCTATCAAAAGTTAAATCTCCTTTATTGTTAATAGCGAAATCGATCATGCCATTTACTCCTAAAATTTTATATTAATACTATTAATTATTGTATTAACTAATTTTTGTTCTTGTTGTTTTATGTAATCCTGAGCTGTTTGCTCCCATCTATTAATTAAGCCTTGTACTTGTGCTTCATATTCTTTAACTAATTCTTCCGCTTCTTTTATATGAATTTCTGCTATATCTATTACTTTATTTTGTTCTTTAATTATTGGATCAAGATATTTGTCAAAAGATGATGTAATTTCTTTAGACAATATACCGATATCGTCAGAAAAAGTTCCAGATATATCAACCTTAAGACCAAAATTGCCTAAAACTTTATTAATAGAACTATCTATTGAATTCAATCCATCTTTTAAATTGGATTGAACATTAGTTAATATATCTTTTTTTATATCTATTTTTTTTAATGAATTTAAATATTTTTGTGAAGTATCTATATACCCATTAAAATTTGGAAGTTTATTTTTTACATCTTGCTCTAATTTATACATAGCTGCATTAGTTGCTTTATCTATTGCATTTGTTATAGATTTATTTATTTCTTTTTGAATATTTATTAATTCAGTTTCATTTTTTTCTTTGGCGGTATTAAAAGACCATATGTATTTTTTTATTTCATTGATACAATCTTGTGTATTTAAATTATAATTATATTTAGATAAAATTTTAGTAACTTCAGTATTCATATATTCATCTAATTGTTTATCTAATATATTTTGGGCAATATCATTTATCATAGATTCTATTTCTTTTTTGCTTATATTCTGTTGTATATCGGTTGAAATAGATACATTATTTTCTTTTAATTGCTTTTCTAAATCCTCTAATTCTTTAAATAGCTGTCTAACTGTATTTAACTTATTTAAATCTGTACCCACATATATATTTTTATAAAATTGATCGTTATTTTTATCATTTTGAGATACATAAAATATCATTAAATCTTTAAATGACAAATCACTTTTATTATATTTTTTAGCTATTTCCTTAATTCCATCTATATATATTTTTTGTATTTGTTCATATTGTGTTTTATATGCATTTTCTAAAGTTTTTATATATTGATCGTTATCTGCCATAAGCTATTTTTCTTCTTTCTTTTTACTAGTGCTATTGTCAGTAGTATTTTTATTATTATCTGCATCTTTATTTGTGTTATCAGTATTAGATGCAGGATCAGATCTGTCTACTCCTTCTTTCCCGATTAGACTTTTAGCATCTGTAATTGCTCCATTAACTTGATAACCTTGATTAGTTTTTCCTAAAATATTTTCAGTATTTTTTAAAGGATCATTTATATTTAATCCACTATTAATAGAAGGAGTATTTAATTTATTAGAAAACATAGGTACTCTAATTGGTCGTCTAATAAGAACATACCTTTTAAGATTTGGTTCCCATGCTTTAACCAATACACTACCATAAACACATAAATTTCCAATAATGACATCTTGTCCAGGTAGAATATCTCTTGTTTTAAAGTCTGTTAACTCATAGAGATCTGGATTTAATTTATGATTGTTAATTATTAATTCATTTACTGAAAAATTTTTCCTTACAGATATAGTATTACTTTCTAATGTTTGTTCTATTGACTGTCCATTAGGATTCAATTTATATTGAGAACTAGTACTAGCTGTAAGATTTATTTGTCCATTATCTCTTACAATAGCAGATGATCCAATTGATTCATTAATTAAACCTTTTTCTGTCATTCGATTTAGATTTTTTGCCTTATTTTCTAAATCTGATAATTTTGTAGAAAATTCTTTAGGAGGATCTGCTTCTAAATTAACTTTAATATTGTTTTCTGTTTGTTCTGCCATATTATATCCTTTCTTTACGATTAGTAGATAGTTCCACCGGGATTAGCTCCGGTGGAATCTGAATAAATATCTTGCGATATTTGTTGCTTAGCGCTTTCTTTACTAGAATCATTTGCAGTATATTTAGAGATTATTGTGCAAATATCTCCTTCTAATTGTAAAACTACATAATCTCCAACAATTGGAAAATAATCTAATCCGCTATCTAAAAAACGTACAGTTACATTTTCTTTTTTTTGTAAGATACCATTTTTATTTTTATATATTACTGTGCATATTTTATTATGAGTGTCAGCAGCTTTAACTAATCCTATAGTTGTTAAGGAATCTGTTGTTCTTACTGTAGGTTGTATTAATCTATCTAATAAATTTTGTTTTAGAGTCATATTATGTATTCTCCTCTGTATTTTGACTAGATGCACTAGGCATGTATACTGTAAAAGCGTATTCGTTACCTTTATCTAATTTTTTAAAATCAAAAATAGTATTATTTAGAGTAGAATTGTTTTTAGCTTCATTTTCTATATCAGTTTTAAAATTAGTAACTACATCTTCAAAAAATTCTACTATGTTACCATATGGTTCTAATATAAAAGAGAAACCAGTAGAAGCTAAAGTATCAGAATCATTTGCTCGTAAAGCTGATTTTAACAATATAAAACTATTTTTAGTATAATTATAGTTTTCATATTGGTCAGAAGAATTAACTGGCGGCATTTGATTCTTTTCTCTACGAAGTATTTCAATTAGCACTGATAAAGCATTTGGATTTAAAAATGGTATATCATATATAGTTTTATTATCTTTAGTTTTATATTTTATTGCTTTTATATATTTTGTAATTCCATTAATATTAATAGCATTTACAGTTACATTTAAATTTTGATTTAAAGCAGGTGTTTCATGAAGTATGATCAAAAATTTTTCTGATATATATGGCTGTAACTGTTCTGAATCACTCAATAAAATATTATTACTTAATTTAGTGTCATTATAAAAATCATCCGATAATAAAGCGTATTTTTTATATGCTACTACCATATCTTTGTTAGATGTTGCTAATTTTATAATTTGTAATTCTCTATAATCTTTAGGAATAGTAGATTGAGAAAATGCTATATTTTTCATACTATTTTCAAATTGTTTAGCATCTCTAACAGGTTTATTGTCTGAATTAATTATATTTAGATTATGCATATTTTTATTAGCAACGTCTTTTATATTATCGTCTATAAAATAATCTTTTAAGCAACTAATAAGCCAACAATTATCTTGATTATCGCCTAATAAATTACTCATAAAACTAGTTAAAGCACCTTGTTGATTATATGTTGGAGATCCGTATATAAATCCTTGACTTCCAGAAACTCCAGCTGTAAAAGGAATTAAATTTTTCTTTAGAGGAAAAATTTGCATAGCTTGTAAGTTTCTTAAAGTACGATAAAGAGTATTTGATATATAATTTCCAATCATATAAAAGCATATAGCTTGTGCGCCTATAGCTAAAGTTGGCAATAATAATGCTGAACTTCCTATTGCAGAAATAATACCAGTAGTAGTAGATCCTAATTTAATAAAATTTTTTACTTTGTTAGCTAAAGAAAGAATTTTTTTAGCCTTTTTTCCGTTAACAGTAGTATCTTTTATATCTTCTATTTTTCCTTTAGATTTCTCAATAATATCTGCTACTGGTTTTGGAATTATTTTAGACAAATCTTTACTTGAAATAGCCTTACCTATTTTTTTATTAAAAAAGCTATATGATGCTAACGATAAAGCAGTAGATGTTATCGCACCAACTGTAGAAAACATTTGTTGATTTGTAACTTCAAAAGGATCATCAACTACTCCTATAAGATCTGGACTGATAGTAGTAATAAATCCTTCTGTTACAGAAAAATGATGTACAACTTCTTTTACTAAGCATTGTCCTTGCATATTAACATAATTATCTGATAAGTAAATTCGATCATGTGGTTTTACTGTTGGATCGCCTAAAACAATTAAGTCTCCGGAATACATATCTTTCATGCTTTCCTTTAAAGCACTTACTGTCATTCTCCAAGCAATTTTTTCATGTGGAGATGAAGAAAAGTTATCTAATAGACTATTAGTTAATGTATTAGTTATTGTTCCAACAAATGGTATTCCTTTTCCGTACAATTGAGTATCTACAATCATAGTTTTTTGAAATTCTGGAAAAATATCTGCATCTGCAAATATTGGACCTACACGTTGTTGACTTTTTATATTGAAACTTTCAGCGATTTGGTATAGTCCTAATGCAGCTGTTTTTATGTCTCTAGAAGAAGCTTTAATTTTATTATCAATTATATCTGTAGAACTAGTATAAATATGATACTGTTGATAAGGTTTTCTTTTTTCCAAAATAGCTTGTCCATCTTTATAATATGAGTAAGCATAATAATATCTAGGATGTCCAATAAATAATGTAGATCTAAAATCAAATGGAGCTATACCACATATAAAATCTGGACTAACTGAACGACAAATATTTGCAACATCCCAAACTGTTTTTCCTAATAATTCAAATGTTATTGTTGGTATATCATCATCAGCATATGTCATAGTTATACTATCATCTGTTCCCCAAGCAGGTTTGCTAACAGCTTCATAAATATTTTGAGTAGGTTCTCCACTAGGAATTATATCTTTATAATCTTTGTCACCAAAATGTACAATTCCATATGGATTAGCGTCAATTAATCCAGCAAGCCAACCGTCTTCTCCAATACCATCTTTAAATGTATCTGGAATCCAACCTCCATGATTAGTTAAGATTGAATTCATTATATTTTTAGGAGTATCTCCGTTTGTAACGGTGCCTGGTAAAAAATCATCATTTGTTCTAACAGTATGAGCTTCTCTATCATCAAGAATAGGATTCATTAATTCTATTCCGTCTCCTTGAGCGACTATATTGACAGCGTCTTGAACATCTACTTCTGCAATTACTCCATTAAAAACAACTGGTAACATATCAGCATTAGAACCATATCCAATTCTTATATGAATTCTAACGCCTGGCTGAAGTCTTGTTGCGCTGTTAACAGAAGATTTTTTACGTTTATCTTCTAGTTTTTTATAAACACTTTCTGTTGTAACTAATGGACTAAAAATAGTATCAAATACATTATCAAAACTAGCTTCTTGTATATTAATATTATCGCTATTATCCTCTACAAAAGTTTTAAAGAAATTACTCATTGTTATTGTTGCTGTATCAGCAGGAATCTTTCTAGATTTAACAATTTGCATATCCATTATGCACATATTATTATAAAAATTATCATGTAATTTCCATTGTCCTATAGTTCTTCCTTCGTCTACTAAAAGCATATAAAAAGTAGGAAAGGCTCGTAACATTCTTCCTCTAGCGTCATGGACTATCATATCATGACAAGCATGGGGGATATAAATAGAAGGATCATCTGCGCATTCTAAGTATATTTTATTAAGCAAATTTCTTTTATAATTTATAGCTGGACTAGATTGTTTTATGCCTATTGCATCAAAGTCAGTAATTCTTCCTAAACCAACTAATGCAAAAGCAGATTTTCTAAGAACTAGTCTAGTTATATCGCTTGTATCAAAATTAGTTTCAGTAACACAGCTACTTTTTAAATAATCATTTAATGAACTATAATCTCTATATTGTATTTTGTTTAATATAGTAGGAGAACCATTTGTAGCTGCTAAAAGAGCAGCAATCCAAAACATGCCGGCATCAAATGCATATAAATTTTTCTTTATGAAGTTTATATGTGTTTGTTTTATAGACATTTGATATAAATCATAATTTGTTGACATTTGTGATTGAGCAATTACTTTTTTTAAATCTTTTTGAGCATTTTCTTCTACATTTAAACTATTACGCATAATAGAATAATTATATGATGGTAAGGCTTGTATATCTATTAAACGTTTTAACCAATATAGACATAATCTTAAAAATGCTACAGTTGCATAACATGGATTAGTTATGCATCCTTTTTTATATGTTTCTATAGTTTCTACTGTATTATAAGTATAGTAAGGATCTAATAAATAGTGTGTTGTATTTGTAGAGCCAATATTATCCCAAGGATTTATTACGGATTGTTCGGTTATTTTTGCAAATTCATTTTTATCATATTGCTTAATACCAAATATACTAAATTCTATAGATTCTTTTACTCCTTCATCTACAGTTTTTACAGCATCCTTTCCAGTTATATCTTGAGAATCTCTATTTATCTTGTATCCAACAACATTAAAATGATTAGGTCTCCAATCATTAGAAGCCATTTTTCCAGAATAACATTGTGTACCAGTTTTAGCACAAGCAAATGAATAAATAATATCTTTTACAACCGATTTAAAGTTATCATTTATTTCTATATTTAATGGACTCAACATATTAGAAATAGGTTCTGAATCACTAAAAAATTTATCTACAGTATTATATATTAAAATTTTAATAGCTTCATAAAATTCATTTTCATATAAGCTACCTTCTACAGTAACTATATTAGGAGTATATAATTTATCGTATACTTCTTCATTTATATATGTATTATTTAAATAATATTCGATTTCATCAGCAGCTTTTCTAGCTTCTTCTAATTTAATATATAATTCTTTTCCTTCTACATATTTTTTAGATACAGAAGTGCTTTTTTTAGTAGTATTTGACTCTTTAGCATCAGTATTATTTACGGAGGTATTATCTGTATCTTTATCAGCATTTTCTTTTGTATTTGCGTTATTATCTGTACTATTTTCTTTATTATTAATTACGTCATCAGGATTTTGATTACGTGATTTAGTTGTCTGAATAAAGGCATCGTATTGTATTTTTTTATTACTTTCAAAGAAAATAGTTTTAATATCGTTACAAATTGTCCACGCTTCATATGTTTCTTCATTTTCAAGATTAGGTTTAAGTTTAGCTTTTTGTGCTAGATTATCTTCTTTTTCTTTTTGTTTTTTATCAGCAATAGACTTATCAATTGCTTTATTTATTTGATTGTTTGTTTCTTTTTGTTTTATAATTTCATTATTTTCATTTACTACTTTATATCCCATTTTTTTATCTGGAGAAATAAAAACTACGCCATTTGAAGAATCCGTAAGGGTATATGTAGATTTAGAACAAGCATCTCCACAGTTAATACATGCTTCTCTTATTATGCTAGAAGCTAATTTATTTGGATATATAAAATAAAAATCTGGATCAACATATTCCCTATAATCTTGAAATTTATATCTGATAAATTGATAACCGATATCTTCCATTTCTTTTATAGTTGGTAATTCAAGATCTGGATATAATTCTGCTTTAGAGATTACTTTTTTAATATCAAAATATGATTGTACTTGCTTTTCATGACGTTCTGAACTATATATTTTTCCTGAATTATCTTGTTCTATACGTCTTAATGCTTCTCTAGATCTATACGTTCTATCGACTGCTCTAAGATTAAGTACTAAAGTTCGTACAGGATTATCGTTAGCTGTTGCTACCGCTTGTACGTTTTCAACGATCATTTCAAAAGTACCTAAAAATCTTGTTATTTCTGAATCTATTCTTAAAGGATAACATGGCATTATAGATTTATATTTTCTAGTAAAACTAGAAACTATTTTTGGTAAATTACTTAACGTTCGTACTGTTTTTTCATCAGTAGTTTCTACAACGATAGAAAAAATCATATCTTCTCCGCCCAAATATTGAGGAGCAGTACCATCGATATCTTTTAAATAAATTTGAGATACGTGATTAGCTAAAATAGCACTATAACTTTTTATTCTTACAGTGCCAACATCATATTCATTAAATGGTATATTCTCTGTATTTTTAAAACTTAAATTATAACTTTTTACCATTGTTTCTTGTTCTTTTGCTTTAGTAGAAAATAAAAGAACTGTCATATCTGCATCTTCCCAGTCAAGAGAAAAAGTTCCTTTTTTTATACAATATGATGAACTATAAAAACTATTATCTTTATCATCTTTTATTAAAATAGCCGTAATCGGAACTACAATAGTATTTTCTTGTAATGTTCTATTTTGTTGCGTATTTAAAAAATTAGAACATGCAAATCCTAAATTATCAAATGCATCTTTATCGTTTACTGGAGTATTTAATACAATATTTAAACTACAATATATCTTAAATTCAGTATTGCTTATTGATACTTTATCATAACTATAATATGTTTTGTTTATTAAGTTATGTCCTATAGTCTCATTCATAGATGTGACTTTTTTATTCAACATATCTAATATATTATTTATTTTTTCTTTTGCTGGACGTATCTCAGGAACTATATTAAGATTTTGTTCACTATATCTATCTCCAGTTGTAGTACTAGTAATTTTTTTAAATTCTATTGTGTTTAATTCATTTAGTGTTTCTATGAAATCTTCACTTTCAGACACACTTTTAATAGCTTCAAAAACAAAAGATAATTGTGTTAAATTATCCTTATCGTCTTGATCAAATTTAACTCCTGTTTGAGCTATACGATTAGCATCTAAATACATATCATATAATTCATCTAAATAAGTTTTGTCAGCAAGAAAAAATTTAATTGTAGGATCCATAAATGACATTGGTGACAATAGGGTTCTATTTTTCATTATTTCTGCATTAAAATTATCAGAATTAAATTCATACTTTTTAGATGCTAAATCATCTCCGGCCAAAATGGGACGTTGATAATAATATCTCATTGTTGGCCAATTAAAACTTAGTGCAAAATAATTTATATATTTATCTGGATCATCAAATTGATTTATTATATCTGGTATATACGTTAAATAATCAAATTCTTTACACGTAAAATTAACTTTGATTGTTTTAGGATATCCTTCTAAATTAGATATAGATAAGCCAGTAACAACTACAGCGTCTATGTCTAAAGTTTGATTAATATATTTATTATTTATTGGTAAAAACGGACAAAATTTAAATTGTGAAATTAAAGCTCTTAATCCATTCATTTTGTATGTAATTTCATTACCATTGGGTAATTTAGTTTTGTGTTCGTAACCATTAATACCTCTATCTTCATTAAAGTAAATAGAAAAATTTAATACTTTATTGCTATGTAATCCTGTTTTAGACATACTACCTTTAGCTCGTAGTAATGGAACAGAAGTATTGTCTATGGTAGAAATTACTGTTATATTGCTTGGCGGAACAAATAAAGTAACGTCCCCTATAGTAACAGTCCAATCATTCAAGGAATCAAAATCCATACCAAATATTTGTTTCTGGATATCTCTCCTGTCATCTAATAATTTAGCATCTTCATAAAAATCATCTGCATATTTAGAATAATTAGGATCATAAAAGTCTGGTTTAAAAATATCTTTATTTACTCCGTTATACGTAGTGTCATATAAAGCATTATTTTTAGGATTTGATAACATTGCTTTTGCTAAATTAATCCATTTATTATCTATTTTTATATACGCACTAGCATTTAAAAATCTTTTAGGTTCGATAAAACATCTAAAATATCCAGATTTTATATTATTTATATTTTCTTTGTTTTTAAATTCATTTTCTAATGTAGAGTTTCCTAACATATATGAAGAATCTGTTTCTATAGATATTTTACTAGAAGGATAATTATCTATGACAAAATACACTTCATTGTTTGCTTTATTTATTAAATCTTTTAATATGTTTATATTTTCTATAACAGCGTTATAATTATTATCTCCAGAATCTATACATACATGTACTCCATTTGATGTATTTTTAATTTCATGCCATTTATTTCCTATTTTTATGTATTGTACTATATCATCATTATTATGTTCAAAACTAGATATATAATTATTATTATTTAATATATCTGAATATCTATTATTTTCTATAGGAATTGTTTCTAAATTAATAGAAGTATCTACATACCATTTAGATTTATTCATATTTTTTATTCCTATTAATTTAACAAAAAAGGTATAATCTTTTACATCGTTATCGGATATTTCTAAATTTTCTTTTAGACTAGCAATAACTTTTTCATTATTATCAGATATAATTTTTGTAGAATTTATTAGTAATGTTGTGGGACTTATTAAGCCTAGCTCAATATCTTCATCAGTTATATTTATATTAGTTTTAATAAAGTTAACATTATTAAAACTACCTAAGCCATCATTTAAAAATGGTGGCTTTTCCGTATAGTAAGCAGCTTTTTGAGCATCTTTTTTATTAGTTTTACTAGAATCTTTATTTTCTATAATAGAGTTTATTTTTTTTAAATATGTATCGTCAATTGCACCTATATAGTAATCGCCCATTTCTGGAGTTAAAAATTTTTTTGGATCTACTATATAACCACTAAAATCAGAATTGTAATTTTCAGACGCCATTTAAAACCTTCCTTTTTTATTTTATTAATATATTTTAACATATTTGTAAACAATATTAAATAGTAATTATTATTAATCAAATAAACTATTTGCTACCATTTTATTGATTTGTGATTGAGATATTTTATCAGCAAATGATGTATTTATTTGTAAATTAATAGAAGTATTATTAGGAATTTGACTATTTATAGCAGTATTTATAGCGTTTACAATTTGTTCTTGTTGCCCGCTTGAAGAACTACCAGAAATATTAATTATGTAACTTGGAGCTCCATTCGATTGTTGTTGAGCAGACATGTCAGAAAAAGTAATTGGTTGCTGTTGATATTGTTCATCATATTCTTCTTGAGCTCCGTTTGCTTGAGTTTCTGCTGGAGTTGAAGGAGTAGAACCATATCCTGTTAATAATATACCAGCGCCGATACCAGCTATAAAATTACTAGCTTTAAAATGAAAATTTTGACTTAATTTACGTGAAAAGTTTTCAATTTGTTTAGAGCTATCTCTTATAATGTTATCTTCAATGGTTGGCATTTCTACATTATTATTAATAGTATCTATTAAATCTGGTGTAGCATTATCTAGTTTGGATATATTACTTTCTATAGGACCATTTAATGTTTTAGCTACACTTCTATTAGTGACCATTTCACTAGCATAATTAATATCTTGAAGTACTTCTTGAGTAGGAACTTTACTATTTTTATAAACAGATAATTGTGAAGCACCATTTCGTGTTGTACCTATAGATTCTGTTTGATCACTAGCTTGAGACAAATCAACTCTAGAAGCTAATGAAGCATATGTTTTAAAAGCATGTTGAATACGTTCTTCAGAATCCATTCCGTCTATCGGAATTAATTTTGATAATTCTTTTTCTCGTCTAGAAGACAATAAAGAATTTAAAGTATCAACCATATGATTTTGAGCTTGTTCTATTTTAGATTGATTATGACTTTTTGCAGCTGAATATATATTTTCTGTTGCATCTCTTAATTCATCTATAAATCTATAATTTATACTTCCACGTTCATTTTTTGGACTTAAAAAGGATTCTGATAATGCTGTACTAATATGCATTACATCTGATAATTCTGTTCCAGTAAATACATTAGATTCTCCAATTCTACGAAGATATTTATGAATTACATAGTTAGAACTACCAGCTGCTTGTTTGTTAGCATTAGCTATAATAGTTGCTCGCTTTTTATCGTATTCATTTAATCTAAACTCTAATGCATCTTTTACTTGTCCAAAATATTCATTATCTTTATCTTTAAAATTATTTACAGCCCAATTTCTAATCATATTTCTTTGTTTTACATGGTCAGAAGAATTGTATTCTTGTTGTTGTTCGTCATTTAATGAAGAAAGAAAATTTTGTTCTATATTTGCATATTGAGTAGATAATCTTTGATATTCTTTTGGATCTGTATATTGTCTTGATGAAGTTTCAGCCCAATCTCCGCTATCCGTACCACCAATAGTAAAGTTTTTCATATAAGGCATATCAAAATGATTTTGTCCCTTACCTTGTTCACGTAATTCTTTCGTGGTCTTCATGGCGTCTGATTTATAATATTGAGGATGTAATGTTGCTGCATCTACATACATAGATCTTTTAGCTTCTCCAAATAATTCAGCAGTGTTTCGATGCAATCTAACACTAAAATTATCCATATTAGATAATGTTTTATATGTAGCATAATCTATATTTTTTGTTATTGTACGTATAGAGCCATCTTTATCAGCATAAGAGATATCCGCTTCTCCTTTTAAAATAGAAAAATCGATATTGTCTGAGTCATTATCGTTTTTCATAATTTCTTGAAGAGTGTTTGAAACAAGTAACGTATCTCCTTGAACATGATCACTAAAAAATAATGCGTTTATATTAGTAGAACCAGCGTATTCTTGCGGTTCACGTTTATTAAGAGACAATGTTCCAGTAGTTTTTAAGTTATTAAATAATTTATTTTTAAAATCATTATGTACTTCTTCTGTTACTCCTAAAGAACTAGTAATATCTTTTAAATATTTTTCGTTAAAAAATCTATCCGCATAAGCTCTACCAGCTAAAGCATATGCAAAATCTATACCTTTTTTACCATTAGAACTGTTTACCTTTAATGCTTGTTCTACTAAATTGATGCCGTCAAAAGATAAATCTTTTAATGCATTCATTGTTTCGATTCCAACAATTTGCATTCCCTGAGTGTTAAAAATACCAGTATCAGATAAATTTATTTTAGATAAATTAGCTATAATTCCTGTTTGTTTTTTTGTTAATTCTTCAGCTATAGCAGATTTAGTTTCTTTTACATGTTCCATAAGAGATAAATATCTATTTTCTTGTTCAGCATTATTGATTTTATTATTTAATAAATCATCACGATATGTAGTCATAAAATTTTTTACGGTATTTAATTTTTGCTGAAAAGATTCTCTTATTTTATAATCTTTATCCATATACTTAGGATTAGCAAATGGAATAGCTATGTAACGTTCAGCTTCATTTTTATAAAGCTGTTTATTTCCTAATTCATCCATATGTAAATCTATAATTAGATTTTTACCATACATTGAATTTTCTAAATTAGCATCTATATCGGTAGCGGTTGAAATATCAGAAATTGATTTAACAATAAAGCCATCTTTTTTCATAAAATCTAATGTGAAGTTTTTATTATTATTGTTAAAATTCATTGCTTGAGAAAATCTTAATGCAGTATAGTTTCCTTCTATATACGAAGAACTTACTCCTCTAGCTCCCCTTTTTCTAGCTACATCAATAAAAGCATTTATATATTTTTCATCTATTCCTTGTTCTATTAATTTATCTTTTGCTTTTTTAGCTATGATTTTTGCTTGTTTATTTTGTTCAGCATTTTTATAAAATGCTATCTTATTTCCTTTATCGTCGAATCTTACTAATAAATCGTCACCATCTTGCATGTAACGTTTATTTTTTAAATTAGAAATTAATTCTTTAAATATATAGTCATTATTATTTATATTTCCATATAGCTTATTATATTTTTTTGTACCTTCGTTTTGACCAAATTCATCTATTAAACGTTTATGCAATATATTTAATGTATTATCATCATATCTTCTTTTAGATAATATTTCTAAATGTCTATCTGTTAAATATGTAGATTTTCCGTAAGCATCGTCTACGGCTTTTACACGTTCTTTGTCATAGTTCGGTAATTGACGTACGGGAACAAAATCTACTTCATTTATATTAGATTTATATTGCTTTTTCTCGTCATCAGATAATTGATTATATTCTTGTTCAGATATCATATTTTTATCGTTATAGTAAAATACTCTATCTGTTACAAATTTTCCGTTATTAGTAATTAATAATTTATTAATTGCTTTATTTAATTCTTCTACGTTATGATATGAACTATCAGGAACAACTATATTGTTGTTACTATCTAAATGTATTCCTATAACAGAATTACTTAATTCTTTAACTATTTTTTGTTTATTTTCTATTGAATTATCTTCAGATAATAATTGAGATATAGCATTTCTAGCAAAATCTGTATCTTGATGTTTTAATACTTCAGCATTTGTATGTCCAATAACATTGATCCATTCATTGTTTTTTGTAATACCTGCTTGTTTTAAAACTCTATTTAATTCATTTGAATAGTAATTTTGTTCTTCTAAAATAGCATTATAAAAATCAGTTTTATCATTAAATCCGTTTCGTTTAAGTGAATCAATAATTTCGTTATCGGTTAATTGTTTTTTATCTTTATTATATCCGCTTAAGACCTTACCAAACATAGAATCAGCTATAGAATCGCTAGTCATTATAGAATCTATAATGCTTCTATTAGGTATAAGATGTAAAATATTATCGGCACCATATCTTTTAACTATTTTACCGTTTTTAACATCTACGCTAGATCCTTTTCCAACTAATTCTTCTATAACATTTTTTATGTTAGTATTTAACGAACCAATAGATGGAGCAATTACTTTTGCCATGCCTTTTTCTTTTTCCATTTGGGCTATTTTAACATTGGCGGACATATCTATTGAATCTACGTATAAATATGAATTAAAATTATTATCTTTAAGAATTTGTTGGAATAAATTCCATGCTCTAATAGAAGAAGTGTTTAAGTCTTTTTTATTATTTTGAGACTCTAATAAATAGTTAGTTAATAAATCTTTTTGTTCTTTTGTAATACCTTTATTTAAAAGTGTTTCTATACTTTTCTCGTCTACAAGCATAGAGTTTGAAGAGAAAATACCATATTTTAATATGCCATCTCTTTTTGAAACAACATCATCTTGAGCTTCTTGCCATCCTTTTATATATGCTAATTGTTCTCCTTCTTGAACGAATAATCCATTAGAATAATTAAAAACAATTTTTCCATCTTTAATAGATAAAGTAGGAGTTATATTATTACGTTCATTTAATCTTTGTAAAAATTCTCCATTTTCCTCTAATAATTTATTAATATTTATTTTTTGAATAGAATCTCTACTAGAAAATGCGTAAGAAGCTAACTGTGGAGTAATAGCAGAAGAACCTTCGTTGGTGGTTATTGTACTAAAGAAATCCATTGTTTGTTCGTCTAAATCACTATGTTCAAGTATTAAACGAAGATCTCCTGTTGTAACATTTAACCTTCTAGCCATTACTGTATCATTAATTTTATAGGTTAAGCCATGTTTATTAGTTTTTTGTAAAGATCTATGCTCTGTTTCAATAGGAGAACCAATTTGAACATCATTTAATTCTCCAGAAGATATTTGTTGTTCAACATAATCAGCATTAAAACTTTTAGCTCTAGCGATCTGATTATTTATTCCACGAAATAAAATACCTTCTCTTTCACCATAATTATAATTTTCATTAAAACTTAATATAGCATTTGCGCTCTTCTTGTTTACTGCAACTAAATTTGATTTTACATACTCGTCTGCTGTATTGGCATGTAAATATGTAGAATTAGTAAGATTATGTGTTTCTATATAATCATCAACTATGCCGTTTTGTATTATATTAGGCAAGTATTCATTTATGGCTACAATATATTTATTATCTAAATTATCGACATCTACTTCTTTATTAGAATATTCTTCTAAAAATTCATGAAAAATATTTTTTAAACTTAATTTATTTATTTCATTTGTTCCAGGAATAGTTTCTAGCTCTTTAAAATCATCTAAAAAGCCTTTTTGATACATATTTGGTAAAGTTTTCCATAAACCTTTAACGTCAAACCAAGAAGACATTTTCATGTCTTGCATATCTTCTTTTGAATTAGAAGAAGCTTGTCTTAATACTTGATTAAATTTCTTTATAGCTCTCTGAAATTCACTAGCTATTGTTTCTTCAGAATTAGGATCTGTAGCTGCTTCTAGTATTTTACTTTTAGCCCAACCTATAGAATCTTTAGCGTATGCAATTCTAGTATTAGCACTTAATCGTTTAGTAGTTTCATTATAACCTAGTAAATAATATCCATATGGAGATGCGGTTTGAGTATTGCCAATTTGCATATACATCATTCCACTATCAGTAATTACATCTTTAAAAATATCATCTATTTTTATCCAATTATCTTTTTCTTTAATGTGAAGAGTTTTATTATTTATATCATATTTAAATTCTCCACCAGCATCGACTACTGCACCTAATAAGAAATTAAATAAATCTTTTGTTTCTTCACGTTTAATATTTCTAATTCTATGTAAAACACTAGCTTGCTCTTTACTAAATTTAGTTCTATTAGCAATCTCTTCAATTTCTTGTTCTGGAGAATCAGCTATTTTTTGAAAAATGATATTATCTACTATATTGTTTACGTGATATTGTAATGGAAAATCTTTATTTGTTTTAAAATTAGGTTTTTCTTTTTCTAACAATAACGCAGAAGAATATATTTCTTCTTTACTTAATCCAAAATTTTTATATGTAGGATTAATTACATCATAATGTACTGAATCAGAAATTATACCACTTAATGGGTTTATTTCTTTTATTTTTTTTAAATTATAAATTGTTTTATCTATAGAAGTTGATAAATTATCTTTTGATGGATCTATACGCAAATAATCATTAAACTTATTGATTCGTATATTTGATTCAGTATTATCAAAATCAGAATCTATTTTTTTATTGTTTTTAAATAAAAAATCTTGAAATCTTTTTAACTCTGCTACTTTGCTTTCTTCTGTAATTTTAGAAATCTTTTTGATTCCTTGTTTACTAAAAAGATTGTTTATTAAATTATATCCAGCATTAGGATTATTTAAATCTACTTTTAAAATATTGTCATCAAAAGTTCGTCCCTTATATCCATTTAAATCTATTTCAAATTGATAATCAGAATAAGGTAAAGCAGTATTAATTTTTCCTATAGCTTCTGGTCCTTTTTCTAGTTCTGCTTTAGACATTAATCCTTTATAAAAATAAGAAAAAGTGCTATCTAGTTCCTGAGTGTTTTTTAAATCTATGTCTTGATTTTCTGTAAAATCTATAGCAGTTTTAATTACGTCCCTATTAGCGTAAAAATAATCTATAGCGTTTATAGACGAATGAATAGTGTTACTATAAACTTTATAAGAATTTTTATCATTTAATGGATGAAAACCTAATATTTTATGAAAAGCACCATATTCTTGTGAAGAAATTACTTCTCCATTATTTCTTTTCAATTCAATATCTTGTGCTTTTTTTATTTCTTTATTTATAAAATCATTTCTTAATTTACGTTTCTCATAATCAGATGTATTTTCATCACTATTTGTTTCTACATATTTATCTATTTCATCAAGCAATTTGATCATTTTTTTGTTCCAACTGTATTGTGTATCACGAATTTTTCTAGCAGCTGATTCGTTCAATACAGCATGTGTACTTTGATCTAAAATTGTTTGAATACCGTCATATGTTTTTGGAATACTATCTTCTATAATAGATCCGTTTTGTACTGTAATACGTTTTAAATCTTTATAATTTTCATCTGGAATATTTTCAGTACTCCATTCATTATTAGTATCTTTTTCTGCTACTAATCGTAATTCACTGATATATTTCTCAATATTGTTTTTAGTACCTAATAATGTTATAGGTGTATTTGATTTAATATCAGTAGTTTCAGTATCATTTATTACTGGCAAAAAAGAAACTGAATATAATTCATTATCGTATAAACTAGGATTGATTTTACGTATATCATCTTTTATTACATCATCTATATTTATTTTATGTATACTTTTGATAGTATACGCTATATCTTTTTGTAATGCAGATTGTCCAAATAATTCATCTTTAACATCATTATTAGTTATTAAAAATTTATCATTTGTATGATAGTTATTATTAATAAAATCCTTAGTAAAAGCAATAAGATTATGAGCCGCAGGAAGCATTCCTTTAGGAGCTAAAAACAATTGTTTAGATCCATCTTTTATTTGTATACGTTTTGTGTTTGTGCCTTTAGGAAAAATACTATTTTTATCATTCCCGGAAGCATCATATCTTCCTGATTCAAGAATAAGTTTTGCATTAGCTTCAACGTCTACAGAAGATAAATGTGCTCCATTTTCTTCATAGAAATCAGGGAAAAATGCTCTTACTAAAGCTTCTTGAGTACGAGTAGTTAAGTCGTTTTCTTTAGCAGCTTTTACATGACTTTCGGATATCGGAATATCATTACCATATAATCGTTCTGCTACCAAAGTATCTGCTATGTATTTAGGTTTAAAACCATTTTGATATTTTTTTGCAACATAAGCTTTTGCACCATCAGAATGCATTTTAGAATATAATGTTTCTGAAATCATAGGTATATCAAAATTTTGAATATTATGTCCAGCAATAGTTATATTTTTATCAATCACTGTATCTAATGCTTCAAATAATGACTTTTCCCAAGAATACATTTTAATATTATTATATTTTACTAATTTAGATTTTTGTTGTTTTTCTCCAATATATTTTAGAATATCAGCACCTTTTTGTGCTAAATCAATATCTATACCAGGAACTTCTTTGCTTGTAGGAAATTTAGTAAATTTTGCTATTCCTTTGTCTATATCGCTAAAATCTATTTCAGAAGCTCCAATAAGTTTTAAGCGCTCAAAAGCAACTTTTTCATAATTAGTAACTTCTCCTGATGCTTTTCTAAATTTATTTATTATATCTAAATAATCATCATATTGCTCAGACGTTGCACCTATTATAGCAGAATAAGTTTTTGTTTCTTTTTTAGTTTTAGCATCAAAAAGACTAAACGTAAAATCAGTAATTTGACTTAACTTTATCTTATTATTTGCGTCTGTACCACTAATAGTTTCTAAGTCAAAAATCATTAATTTATTTTTTTTATTTATATTATTAAAAGAATCAATTAATCTTTTTGAGGGAATAGCACTTTTATTTTCTTCAAAAGAATAACTTAAATCGGAATCATAATTTAAATTTTTAATGTTGTTATTTTTAGATTGTCCAGTTTCTATAGCATTAAATATATCATAACCGTGTTTTTTGTAAAAATTACTTATATTGTTATACTCAATAATATTTTTAGAATTATTATTTATGTTAAAATTTTTTTGTGAAACTATAGTAACTCCATTTGTATTAAATAAATTAATAGCATTATTGATTCTATTAATAGCTATAGATGGTATAGCAGAAATATTTTTTTCTTTATAATCATTAATTGTATTAGAAAATTGTTCTTTCCATTTAGTATAATTTGAATAATATAATAATCTATTTTCTTTTGTTTGTTTTTCTAGAATACTTTTTTCTATTGTTGTATTTAAGAATTGATCATATCTTTTTTTTACTTCTTGTATATGTAAATCTTGTTCAAATATGTTATCCATATATTTCCTCCATAATTATATATTCTATAAAAACATTACTGTTATTTTAGTTTTAATAAGATATATTTAATTAAATAAAGAGAGAATAGTTTTAGCTATTCTCTCTTTATTTAGAATGAATTGTTAATCATATTACTTATTTCATTTAATCCTGTAAAGGTAGCTATGTTAGCTATAATTTGAGTAGCTGTTCCATTAGCAGATGTTGATATGCTAACGTCAACATTTTTTAATCCTTGTCCTTCTAATATTTTTTTTATGTTGTTATTTAAATTAGATATATTACTATCATACATATTAATTGGAGTAGCATTTATAACATTTGGATCTCGTAATTGAGATTCGTAAAAACCAAAATCAGATAAATTCATTGCTTCATTATCTATTGTTTTAACTTTAATATCTTTTAAATCTATATCTGGACGCCATCCTACCCATGCTTCAGAAGGTAAGAAATGATTATTAAAAAAGTTTTTATTTTCATCTTCTATATCTTCATCATCGATATCTTTAATTTTTCCCCATGATAGAAGTAATGCTTTTTTTAATTGTGGAGAAACTATCTTTAAAATATCGTTTCGTTTTTCTGGATTGCGTTCTTTTACAAATTCTATAAAATATTCTCTATCATTAGTTGGTAATGCTGTTAATATTTGAGACCAACTAGCACCAGGTTTTAATGCTGTAATAGTATTTTCTGCTGCTTTTTTATAGATTAATGCAGTATGAGTCCATTCTCCACCTTTAACTATTGTTTCTTGCGGTTCCAATGCATTAATTTTAGAATTTACTAGTTTTAATAGATTATTTTTTTCAGAAGAATTTTTAGTATCATTTAAAGCTTCTTTTATTTTTTCTAATTTATCTGATAAAGAACGTCTAGTTTCTTCTTGTTTTTCTAAATCTTTTTGTAACTTTTCTATATCAATATCTTCTTCTTCTTTAGCTTTTTCTGCCGCTATATGATATAATCCCATATATTTAAGATAAGTTAATCTATCAAAATATTCTTCTGTGTTCCATTTTTTTATTGTTCTGTCTGGAATCCAATTAGTGTCTCCTAATATGGCCCTATATACTAATCCACTTAAACCACCAATAACAGCTCCAATCTTAGTGTCTTTTTCTAAAAATTTTGCTATATTATAACCTAAACCTACGCCAGAAAATATTTCAGAAGTATATCCATTGCTACCATGAGCAAAACGTAAAATATTTAATATATCAGAGCTTAAAGACGCACCTTTCATTATCATTTTTCCATTTTTAGGGTATAACAATGAGCTTAGAGCAGCTCCTATAAAAGCGCCTCTATCTCCAAATAAAAACATTGCATCTGATAATTTTTTAGGTATATTTTTTGTGTTTTTTAGTTGATTATAAATGAATTTAGGCATTATAGATGGTTCATGAATTGCTCTTTCTATTGCTGGAAGTAAAAAAGTATTTATTGGATGTGACCATGATTGATATGGTGTGCCGTATACCTGTTCAGCAGAATAAGACTCTAGAGGACTTCTTACTCTTAAAAACTGATCGCTAATCCAAGGAATATCTGTATGTGCTATAATTTCTGAACCATATGCTAATATTTTTTGTAATGGAGAATAGTTTAATAAAGTTGCTGGAGCAGAAGTATCTCCTTTTTTCTTTACAGCATCATTATTTTCTAACATTAAATTAGCTACATTTTGTCCATTAGCATCTATTACAGCAGCATTAATAGTAGAATCTTTATCTTTATTTGTTCCTGTTATAATATCTTGATCAGTAGCTACTGTTATTATATCTCCCACATGTATATATTTATTCAATACATCCTGCGCTGTTTCTTGATTGTTTCCTTTAACACGTACTCCTGCTAACTTATATATGGTATCTCCAGATCTAAATTTACCGTATCCTAATACTTCAGATACTACTACATTTTCATAGTTTAAATTTTTACCAACTACTTTATAATCATAAAAATCATGTTTTTTACCTTGTTGGTTGACTCTATTTAATATTTCATCCATTTCTTCTATTAATGAAGGATCTTTAATAGTTTTTGTAGCAATGTTTTTCCAAAGCTTAAATTCAGGAGTAAACGGAGCGATATCTGCAAGTATTTTAAATCTATCAAATGCACCATAGTCTCCATATATATCTGGATGTAATTCATTTAAGCTTTCATATCCTGCTCCTGGTAATCTCATTTCACCTTTAGGAATTAATGTAAACGGATCTCCAAATTTAAATCTTTCTGGAAGCCAATCAGGCATTTCGTTCATTAATGGATTTACTCGTGTACCTCTTTTAAAATCTGGGATTACACGACGTATAATTTCCATTACATCTCCGCCGGCTCCACCTAAATTCATATCCCAAAACGTTCTAGAAAAGCTATTGATATCTGAAGATGTAGCAATGGTTTTATCGGTATTATCCCCTAATCCAGTCGTTAGATTTGCAATATAACCATACATACCGGCAAGTAATCTAAAAGATGTTGCACTATCTTTTACAAAATCTGAACCTTTTTTAGCGTTTATAAGCTCAGCGATTTCATACGAATTATTTAATATATCCATATTTTGACTAGGAGTATAAAATTTTAATTTATCTTCCGATATATTTTCATTATCGTCATTATTATCTATATTTTGATTATTAGATAGTCCTGTTTTTTTAGTATTTTCATTTATTTTTTTTATTGTATCTAATGGATTGATTTTTTCAATAGCATTAATTAATGTAGATTTTAAACCACTATTATCTCCATTGATTACTTTATCTAATCGTAATGAATCTTCTAAAGAGAAATCATAATAGTCTTTATTGATATCTTGCTTATCAAAATTTAAAACATTCAAATTGCCATTACTATCAGTTACTATTGAATTATTTTGATAATAATTATTATTTTGACCTAATAATTCATTATGCATATATGCACTAAACGAAATTTTATCTGCTTGTGAATCTAAGTCATTAAATGTTATTGGTTTTAAATTTATGGTATTGTAATATCCATTAGATAAATAAACATTATTACTATTAACAATTTGTGGTATGCTATCAGAATTATTATTAACTGTAGTTGTACTATCTGTTATAGTAACATGATTATTTCCATCATTGTGTATATTGATAGAATAAATAGATGAATTATTGTTTATAGAATTATAATTAACAGATTGTACTGGTTCAATTGAACTTCCTTTTAAACTAAAAGTATTTTGTTCGCTTAAATCTTGAGCTTTATTTTTTATATAATCATTGATTTGATGCAACATAGCATATAAATCAATTCCATTATTTAATCTATATGGATGTAATTCTATTTTTGGTTTAATATACTCACCTATTGTAGAATTCAAAATTGCTCCCCAAGGAGTTCCTTCTGCAAACATATTACCAGATATAGCATATGGTCTATCATCTTCATGCTTATCTTCAAGCCAATATGGATCTAATATAGCAAATATTGGAGAAAAAGGATTACTAGGCGTTGGTAATAATGAATGAGACCATTTATCAAAATATCCATCATATAAAGATTTATCTTTATAGTCGGAATTTATTCTTCTTGCAAATGATGGTTGCCAATAAGATATTTCACTACCTCTAGCTTCATTTACTCCGCCAAAAGTCCACCATGCACCTTTTCTTACTGGTTCATAACCAGACTCATACCATTCTTTACGTTCATCATAACTCATGAATTCGTTATGATCTCCCCAATATTGCATGATAGGATTAATTTGTTTTTCTTTTTTAAACCAATCAGTTAATCCAATAGTATCAAATAGCTTTCTAGTCGTTAAATCTACATTAGCAACACTATTAGCTAATGCACCAGACATAGAAGTTCCGGTTAGTTCTTGAGAAGTATCATCTGCCCATTCTAAATATGTTCCAGCTATAGCTGCTGGCAATATTCTTTTAAAAGCAAAATTAGCTATCAATTCATGTGTACTTCCAGTGCTATCCTTCGAAAAACCTAAACCTATTTTATTTAAATCATCGCTAAGACGAGATGCAAAGAAATAAGGAACTAACGATAAAGTTGTTATATTCTCTGGATCATCTCTTCCAGCTATAAATTGAGTAAATGATTTTGCAGTATTACTCTTTAATTTTGTTAAATTATTTAAATTACTTATAATATCAATAGGAGTAACAGTATCTCCAACATGTATCCATTCTGGTAATTCTTGAGGATTCTCAATATCCTCCAATCCTTGCCCAGGAATAGATTCTAAATTATTAACTCTTTTTTTTACTATATTATATAAATTTTCTCTAACTATTCTATCTGTTTCATCATCAGAAGAATTTAAAATTGAATTTACACGTGTTATTTCTTTCCATAAAGAATCACTTGTTCTATCATGATTAGATATATTTATACCTGTTTTATTTTCAAAGATAGTATGACTTGCTAATTGCATAGCATACTCTTTTTCTTGATTATCTGAAATACCTTCAATCATATTAAAGATAGATTTATAATCATATTGTTGTTCAGAATTCTTAACAGTGTTTTTTGCTTCTTGTAAAAACGCTTCTTTTGTTATTTCAACTTTTAATTGATTTACAATAGAAGCAGTTTCATTATTAGGTTCTGTGTTAAATATATCAAATATGCTTGTAGATAAATTACTACCTTCTCTATCTGTTTTTAATTTAATAGATTGTTGTGCGCTATATTTATCGTTATATATTCTATTTATAATATCTTCAAGATTTTTATTTAATATATCATTTTTACGTTCTGCATTATATGTTAATAAATTATCTATAATCTCATCATCGTTACTATTTAAAATTATTTGTAAATAATCTTTAGCTTCAGTGCTTTGTACGTTTAATTCGTTAATAGATTTACGATTAATATCATAAATATTTTCCTTAAAAAATGAATTAAGTGAATTATAATCATTTGTATATTGTATAGCATAGTTGTAGCTAAAAGGATCTATGTTTCTTTTGTTGTATTGTTCAGTTAATTCTTCTTTTTGCGAGTTGGTAGGATTAAAAAATTTATTAAATTTATTATATCGCCATTCTGGATTGTCGAATTTAGTAAAAATACTTTTAAAACGTTCAATTATGTTTCCGCTATATTCTTCTCTATCTTGAAATAGGTCTAATTTATTAAAAATAGAATTTGAACTTTCTTTGTATCTAGTTTGTCCCATCATTTGGCGGATTAATTTTTGTTCTGTACCATATATGCCAGATATTAAATGCAAATCATCTTTTAATTTAACTTCTTCTAATGAGCCATTGTCTAAAACTTTATAAAGATCTTTACCTAATTGATAATAAGATGAATCTAGATATTTATTATTAGTTAAATTATTTTTATTTGTTAAACTAGCTAATACTGGATCAAAAGTTCCTTCTTCGTAAAACATGAAAAATGGAGCTTTATTTCTTTGTTCAAAACTTCTCAATCTCAATATTTTACCAGGTAACGTATTAGCACCAATATTTAATAAATCATTTTGTATATTACGAATAATTCCAATAGAATATAATTCATTTTTACTATTGACTCTTAATCCTTTTTTATCTGGCGTAATATTTAAAAAACGTTTTTCTGCTTCTTCACCATGTTGTTCACGAATATTTTTTCTTAATTGTTCTACATTATCTATGATATCATCTAAAAATGTTTGATTATTGTCTTTATGATAAATATTTGTTTTTCGTAATTTAGATTTATTTTTTAATATGTCTTCTATAGTAGCAGCTCTATCATCTAATAATGTTTCAACAAATGTATTTTTCTTATGTCCAAATTCTTTTTCAAGTTTATCTATATCAAAAGCTTTATTATATAGCTCATCGAATTGATTATTAACTTGTTTTATTACTTCACTTTTTTTATTATCGAAATCATTATATTGTTTTTGTAAAAATGAATCTATATCGATAAGAGCTTGTTTATTCTCTTCTTTAAATTTATATTTTTGACGTATCCTAGACATTTTTTCAAAATTTCCTAGAGAATATGACATATCTCTTATATAATTGTAAAATCTATTTCTAGAATTTTCATCTATATTTTCAGAAATACTATTGTCAAACATTTGTCTAGTAGGATTAATATAATATTTTTTTATAAATTGTTTATTTGCTACAGATAATTGTTTGTTTTTTATATTACTCAATGAATTTATATATCCAAAAAAGTTACTATTAGAATTAACATCTAATATTATAGGATTTTGCTCGAATTCATCTTTACGTTTAAGACGAGAAGCTCTTATATCGTTATAAAAATTTTTTACATTTGATAATGTAACGTCTCCAGATAATCTAGCATCATATGCTCTTTGAATATCTTTTGTTAACATATATCCTTTATTCAATTTATTACTTAAAGATTTAATTCTACCAGTCTTATAAAAAAAAGCTGTCGTAGCAGCTAATGCTACGGCAGCTTTTACGATTCCTCTGGTAGAAAAGCTATCATCGTTTTTGTTTTGTGTTTTTTCTATCTTTTCGTTATCCAAAAGAAACGTCCTTTCTTTTCTTATTAATAAAAACCAGGTCGTAATGCAGGTGGAGTATCTAAGTCTATTTCTTGTTGTTGTAGACCTTTTATTCCACGCAATCCATCATCATTTTCCCAATTTATATCAGGATATTTAGCTTTTAATTCTCTTAATAAATCAGGAGTTAATTTGTTTTTTCGTGAACCGCCCCTAATAGTTGCGTCACTGTCATTTTTTTTACTTGGTGTATTTGTTTGTTTTTTTGTTTTACTTTCTTTCTGTTGTGTTTTATTGTATTGTATTTCTTCATTATCATAATTATCTTGTCGTACTCCAGCATCCTTAAGAGGAATCCCTCTTAAATTATGTAATGTCCATTCAGCTCTACTTAAATATTTCATTGTTTTTTCAACGTCCCATTGTTCAACAATTTCTATATCTAAATTAAAAGCTTCTGCGATAATTGCAGTAATTTGATTATCTAGGTCATACATCTCACTGCGATAATAATCTAAAACACTAGTTTGTGATTCTATCGCATCTAAATAAGAATTCTTTAAAATATTTTTTAATAATTCTGTAGGTACACCAGCATCACAATTATCCCAATCAAAATATTTAGGATATAATAAACATTTGTCACAAATGATATCTTCTTTTTCAAAATTATTAAAACGTTTATCGTTTATTATGTCTTTATATTCTTTTCTTCCTAAAGCTCTATATATGAAATCATATTCTCCTAAACGATATATAAAAACGTTTCTCCATTTTGTTTTAAATTCAAAATATAAATCTGTTATATCAACTTTATTTTCATCGTTAACAGTATTAATTTTCATTTAATATCTCTCACTTACATTTCAGTTGTTGCTGTAATCTCAAAACCAGATTTTAACATTATTTCATCAGAAATATATGTAGATAATGCACCATTTTCTTCTATAATTTCGTCAATATTTGATGGATATAAACAACACATTTTTACGATAGCATCTTGACGTAAATAAGGAGACTTATTAGAATCATCATCTTTAAAACTTGAATTAGTCATTATATCTATATACTCTGATCTTTTTAATTTTCTCCATATAATTACTTCTTCACCAACGATAGATTTATATATTTTTTTATATTGTTTTTTCCAATCGTTTATTTGAGATTCTGTTAAAGTATTAGTTGTATCAATTTTCATTTTTAGGTCCCTCCAAAAGTTTTTCTATTTAGTTTATTACGCATTATTTCTTTTTATTTAACATAATAATAAATTAACCAATAGTGGTTATATCTCTAGCTATAAAACTATATTGTTCTTGTATTATAGGAGGAGTGCCGGCACAATATCCAGACAAAACATTATGACATGATTGTATAGCTACGCCTTCTATGATTATATGAACAGGATCGTTTATACCAGTTTTTTCTCCAAAAATAATATCTATATCAAAAGTTTTGTTCCAAAGAGGTCCTTTATCTGGATATTCTCTTTTTCCAAATAATGATGTATTAATAGCGCCAACTACTTCTTTTCCTTTTATAGATGGTGCATGCGTTAAATATGAGTTTAAATCTGTTATTAAAGAACCATCTATTTTATTTAATAGATCAAATAAATAGTTTGGAGATGTAAAATTAATATTAAAAGTACCTTGTATTAACCTATTACCTCTAGCGACTTCGTCATAAATATACGAATTATATCCAAATAGTGGCATAACATTTTGCGTTATAGCCCAATTTATATCAGAAACATCTTCTACAAAATAATTTTGAAAGTATATTTCTGCATCTATAACAGAATAATATCTTTTTAATTCTGCTGAAGTAATTTGTATATCTCCATTTTTAGTCTTTTCTTTTTGAAATGTAGTTATATATGGAGTATGGATAGGTCGCTTATCTAAATCTTTTACTGCTTTAGCCATTTATATAGACTCCATTCTTAAATTATAGTTAAAAATACATTGTTCACCATTTATGTTGTTTATATATGTAATTCCAGAAAATTTATATGTATCATTATCTATTGCATAAAAAATATACTGACCTTTAGGTTTTATGGAATAATCAATAGCTCCATTGTAAGATTGTATATATTCTGTCTCAATAGAATTAGAAGATTTTTTTAAAGTAGATATTATTAATGTATATCCAGAATTATTCTTTTTTGAAGGAGGAAATACTAATGTATCTGTAGACCTATAATATATAATTGGTTCATTATAAAAACTATTATCATATATAGAATTATTAATAAAATCTTCTAATATAAGTTCTATTATCTCATTTTTATTAATTTCTGGAGTTCCATGTAATAATATAAATTCTATCAGAGATTTCCATAAATAATTATGATTTGTAACGTTAGAAAGAATTAGCTCTATAGAAGAATTTATAAAATTTTTATAAATAATATTTTTGTTTTGAACAAAAGAAAGTAATCTTTTAAAGTACATATTAGATTTTATTTTTAAAACTTTATTATAATAATCATTGTAATCATTATCAAAACTAAATCTTGTTAATTCACTAATGATATTGCCGTTATAATCTTCAATAAAAAACAACATTTCTCCATTTAAGAAATATTTATTACAATTAAAAGTAATAGTTTTATTATTTATATCTACGTAATTATCTAGATAGTCTATAAAAAGAGTATCTTGTTCCTTTATTCCAATATAAAAAGTATGTCCAATTGTTTTTAATAAATCATAATCTTCTACAGATATCATGATATTATTATTACCAATATCATTTATTTCTGGTCTAATAACTAGTGGATATGTTGGATTTTTAGACATTTCTTCTATAAAGTACTGTTTTTCTTGTTCTGTCAATATAATATCTTCAAAATATGTAATGTTGTACTGTTCATTAAGTAAAGAAGTATATTCATTATTATTAATTTTATTTTTCCATATTTTAGCTTTAATATTGTCATTAAATTGTATAAAAGTTAATTTATTAATTAAATTATTATTTTCATAAACATAAATATAATAATAACCTGCTTTATTTATTGACAAATCAATATAATAATGTCCTTCTGTGTAAATTGTTTTAATAAAATTACCAAAATAATCTTTTATAACTATTTTAGAAATTAATCCATTAGTATTTAACGCTCCAGAACCATGATAATCAATAGAAAAATTTTCACTTATATTTTTATTCCAAAAGATATTTTTATTATTATCGTATTTTTGTACCGTCATTAATATATTAT